AACCATGTCACACAAAACTGCTGTATTTCCTTGCGTACTCGGTACCTGCGGTAACCTGCGCTCACGGTCTCATACTTGGTGGCGAGGATAGACAGGTCGCGTCCGAACATCGCCAGCTTATCTCCGCCCGCCATTGCGTTTTGGATTAACCGGTCTAGGTGTTCTTGTACGTTCATCCGTGTATTCTACACACTTGGATAACGGCTGTCAAGAGCCGTGTCGGCAGATTGTACAGATCCATTCTCCGAGGCTTACAAACAGTGCCTCACGCTCTTCAGCGCATCCACCATTGATAGCTCGCAAGAAGTCCTCACAGGCGACGTCATGTATCTGTAGTAGGGCGTGCTTGGTTTTCAGGTACACCGAGCGCTTGGCGTCGCAATATCCGGCTGTAATAAACTTACCGGCGGTAACCGGTACCATGAAAACAGTACGCCCGTCTAAGAAGCGGGCGTAGGTGTAATAGGTATGGGAGAGGCGGTCTAGCACGCAGACGCCTTCAACGCGTCCGCAATGGCAGATAGGGTGGTGATCCATGATACATCCTTAAGAAGTCTTATGCGTCAGCTGTGCCGTACACGTATCGGCCAGTTGGTTCATCTGCGTAGTCATCTCCTGCATACTGCCCTTATCGCATAACCTGCGAAGCGCGCGCAAGCCGTCACTGAGGTTTACCGTACAGGCGGTGGCGCGGTCGAGGTCGTGGAGTACGACAATGCGTTTACGGGGGTCGTCTGCGTTAGGCATCGGTGGCGTCCTTCAGGGCTTGGGTTATGAGCGTCTGCATCGCAGGGGATATGGTAACCGTATCTCCGTGCGTGTGTGCCTGTACTGTCAGCAGGGCAGTGTATAGTTGTATGCGGGTGGTGCGCTCTTGTCCGATCTCGGTCTGCAGTTTCGTGATGTCGCGTTGCGCGCTTGCTAGCTCATCCTTCAGCACATCTGTTACGTTTAGTAGTCGGTCGAACCCTGCACGGAAGGCGTCAACGTCGGTCTGTTTATCTTTGCTCTGCATGAGCCTGCGTGTGCGTAGGTAATGGAGCCCGTAACCTAGGATGGCGGTAACCGTGACCGCACCGGTAGTGGTCGGTGCTTGGTCTTTGAATGATTCGAAAATAGCGAGGAAGGACGACATTAGTTACATTTTAACGTAGTCAAGGCCTGCACGCATGAAAAAAGACGGTTACCCGTCTTTATCGTTGTCAAGTGTGTTTTACAGGCTCTTGTATAGGTTCGTTAACACCCACTGGAACGCCAGCGCGTAGGCTTCGTCCCGCTTGCCTGTGTCCTTGAGGCTTCGGTACTCTGCGACCTTCTCCGTAGAGGCGAGCGCTTTGAACAAGTCTGCGGCGTGGCGTACGAGGCCACAAGCGATGGCCTCGCCTGCACGTACAGGCGACCCGTGCTGTTCTCCGACCGCTGTGGCGAGCTGTTCGTTCTTCTCCCAGCATACCTCTGTTGCCTGCGGTGCCTGCGGTGCCTGTGCCTTGCCGGTTGAGGCGCTCGGTGAAAAACCTGCGGGCGCGTGTTCTAGCATGCACGCGGGAAGACTGACCTCTTTGCCGTCGTCCATCTGTACAAGGACACTGGTGCCAGTGACCTCCTTTACAGTGCCTGCGATTCCTTCAAATACGATACGATCTTGTGCGTCAAACATGGTGTTCTCCTTAAGAGAGGGGGAAGTGGTTTACCCCTTCATTTTACACACTTCGATAACTGCTGTCAAGCGCTGTATATACTTTTTCGTATATTTTATGTCCGTTACGTAGTGATGCCGGTAGGCGTATAGAAAAACCGCCCATCGTACTCGGAGGGGCGGTTTAGGTTAACGGTCTGCGTAATGCTTACAGGGTAAGCTCGGACGCGAGTTGTTGTGCGATCGGGTCAAGTAAGAGACTGCCTGCGACGGCTAAGGCCTGCGACTTGATACGCGAGTCGGCTCCGTTGGGTAGGACGGTGGCATTGAACGCGCTCTCCGCTTGTATCCCTGTCGACTTGCCACGACGGGGGCGACGGTCTAGTGTCTGTGTGACTGCGTTGAGTACGCCCCATGCTGTGCCGTAAGCGTCTGCAACCTGCGCACCCACGTCTTGATTATACGTGTCACGGATTGCTTGGCGCATAGCCTCGATACGTGCCTGCGTGCCTGCCTTCTCTTCAGGCTTATCGCAGTCAGGGTACAAGTCTGCGATCACACGTTCCAAGTACGCCTCAGTCACCTGTGTGCCTGCCATACGCTCAGCCAACTGGCTATAACGCTGAAACGATTGTTGTGCCTGTTCGTACACTTGGGTTACCCGCGCGAGTTGTGTGGCATAGTTGCCGGTGTGGCGGATACTGAGTGTGTTGTTGCTGGAGCTGAACGCCAAGGCCAGCATATTCTGGCATACGATACGTAGTGACGTCGGGACGACCTTTGTACTGCCACTGCCGTCGTGGCTGGTGGCGATAAGAATGTATCGGTGGTTCGGGTCACCTGCCAATGGCGTATCGGTCTCGGGCATCTTAGCCAGCAACCAGATCCGACGTCCTCCGTGGGTAGCTCCGGCGGCTTCGTACTCGAGTTTGCCACCCTGCACGAGCTTGTCCATGAAGCGGAATACTTCGCGGTTTTGGAACGGCTCATAACGGGAGCTGACGGCACCCAAGAACGCTCCGGTGTCGTCGCGATAGTTACCGACGACAGGTGTGTCGAGGAACTTAGCGGGGCTCATTACAGAACCCTCGGGCGTTTCTATCTCACGTGGTGGTATGCCGATATACATAGGCGCCTGCTCAACCGACCAATCAAGACCCGCCTTCTGGCAGGCGTCTTCCCATGTGGCGGTACCGCGAACGTCCGCGCCAATACGACGCCATGCGGGTTGGAAAGTAGATGCAGGGGCAGGGGCAGGGGTTACGGTGGCTGTGCTGGTCATGGTGTTCTCCTTAAGAGAGGGGGTAGGGACACAGTATAGTACAGACTGCATTTTACACACTTCGCGAACACCTGTCAAGAGCCTTGTATACTTTTTCGTATATTTTTTATTTGTCCTCGTACCCTGCGTAGTACAGCCCTGCTTGTTGCGCCTCATCGAGTAAGCGGTCTTCGTCCCATACGATGACGTCCAGCTCGATTGCCCGCTCCAGCTTACTGCCTGCACCTATGCCTGCGACTAGGATGTCGGTTTTTCTGCTGACGGATTTACTTATCGCGCCTCCCATTTGTTTGATCATGTCATGCACTTCTTTGCGGGTATGCTGAAGGAGTGTGCCGGTTACGCAGACGCGCTTGCCTGTTACCTCGGTGTCCACGGTCTCGCGTACCTCTATGTCCTGCCCCACGCCTGCGGACGCCAACAAACGTAGTGAGCGTTGTCCGTACGCTTCCATGCCTGTACACAGCGACGCAAAGACTGCGTCCCCTAATATATCATGCGCGTGGTCTGCGTACGCGCTCAGGAACAAGCTAAATGATTTGTACGTATCGCCAAGGGTCTCGACCGCGCTGTTACCCACCAATGGAATGCCTATCGCCCGTAAGAGGATCGTCCACTGTTTTTCTTTACTCTTCTCCAACGACGCATATACCTGCTCGCCCTTGCTGTCGCCAAGGAAGTCACAGAAGGAGGCGCAACTGTAGTGATAGAGGTCTGCGGGTTGGGACACTCCGCATTCGATCAATATGGCTATGGCGCCCGGCCCTAACCCTTGTATATCCATGTTGTCGCGTGATGTGAAGTAGATGAGACGTGCTTCTAATGCTCCGGCACATTGTCGGTTCACGCACTGAAGGTGTTTGCCTTGCTCGGCTATGCTTCCGGTACAGACGGGGCAGGCCTCCGGAGCTTTGCAATGCGCGCCTGCGTTGTTGCTCACGGCTATGTTGAGCACCTGCGGGATGATTTCGCCCGCTTTCGTGACTTCGATGTCGTCGCCTATGCACAGCTCACCAAGGCTCTCGAGGTAGGTGCGGTTATGTAGTGTAGCGTGCCGTACTTTCGTGCCCGACAGGTCGACTGCGTCAAAGGTTGCTCGCGGGGTCAGTCGTCCGGTGCGCCCGACCTGCCAGTCCACTTTGCGTAAGGTGGTGACTCCTCGCTCGCTTGGGAACTTGTACGCGAGTGCCCATGCGTGTTCGGTGCGCTTGTCGCCTATCTGTGCGATCTGCTTAGTGTTCGTAACCTTGATCACCACTCCGTCACATGCGTAGTCTAATGTGTCGCAGACGACGTGCATCGCCTCCACTGCGTCCCAGCATTCCTCCAAGTCGACCCCTGTGTCTGCGCAGGCGTCCACGGGTGCGTGTTGCGCTCCTAGGCGTGCGTCAGGGTAGGTGACGTGCTTGGCTCCGTTCGCGAGGACGGTTAGGTACGGTTGAAACTCCATACGCACGTCTTCAGGGTACGTACCATCAGCTATCGGGCATTTTTTCCTGCGCAACCAACCTGCCACGGTGTTACGGGGGTTTGCGTACTCCGCGCCTCGCTCGACCAACAGATTGAACGCGGTATAGCTTAAGAGCGCTTCTCCACGTACTTCACCTGTAAAAGGTGTGCCTGTGTGGTAATTGACGTTAGAAAAACTATCAATCAGGTGTGACACGGTGTCCCCTGTCTTACCGTTACCGCGCGTTACCGCCCGCATGAGCCGTCCGTTCTCGTAATGTAGTGACAGGGCACAACCGTCAAACTTAGGCTGAACCATCAGCTTCGTCTCGGGTGTGAAGCGGGTGAGCCAACGGGATAAGCTAGGCTTGTCGAACGCGTTGGCAAGCGACAACATAGGTGCGGGGTGGGTGTGCTTGGTGTGGGCGGAGGTCGTATGACATACCCGCTTGGTAGGGGAGTCGTCCAAGGTTCCGTGCTTCTCTTCGAGGTCTTGTAGCTCACGGTACCGGCAGTCGTACGCTTCGTCGGACATGATGGGGACGCCTTTGCAGTAGGCATCGTCCGCGCTGTTAAGCGCTTGGAGTAGTTGTAGCATACGGCGTTGGGGTTCGTTCCGGCGGATCAGAGGCATACGAGGGCTTTCGGTAAAAGTGGTTATGCCCTGTATTCTACACACTTCATTCTGTATTGTCAACACCTGTCTGCGAATTGCTGTCTTCTATTGTCTCCCACAGCACAGACCACCCAAACAGGGTTACGATCGTAAAAATGAAGACGGCTGTACGTACTGAGAATTTGGAGCGCATTGTGTTGACGATGAACAGCAGATCCGCAATCAGCTTCATACGTAGTCGACGTACGAGCCCCTTTGTCCTGCGTATGTCGTCGTAATCGAGGTCGTGGGCGAACGCGGCGTGCATGAGCGCGAGTACGAATGAGAAGCCTGTTACCCCGTCGCTGTAGAAGTCGGTGGCGCGCTCACGGTGAAAGGCTTTCGCGCATTTGATGCGTGCGATATGGTCGCCTGCATGCTCTAGGTGTAGTGTTAAGCGTTCTGCAGTGTCGATAGGCATATCAGGCTCCTAGGGGCTGTGTTAGGCTTTCCAGCATGTAGCTTCGGATAGTGTCGCTCTGGCTGATCGGGTTACCGAACCACGCCGTTACGGTGTCCGCGCTAACCGTATTATAGAGGTCTGCGGTGCCTGTGTGTTGGTAGGTCAGTAGGTCGGTCATAATGCCTGTGAGGTAGGTCTGACCGGCTGTGAGTGCTTCGCCCACGGTAGCGAAGGCGTTGGGGTGTCCAGATGACGGCCCTTGCGTCAGTACCAACAGTCCCAGCACATCCATTTCGAGCTGGTTAACCACGTTCTCCCTGCGTTTCGCCGCCGCCTTTTTCGCGTTGGCTAGGTCGTACACCTTGTGGCGCGTTTTCTGATTAGCGGGGGTAGTGTCGAGCGTGCCGTCTGCGTGGTACCATGATATGACGGTGGTACGAGTAGCCGGAAAACCGTACACATCGTAGGTGTATGTAATGTCTTCGTGGACGATATGATCCGAGTGCGTCTTGGTGGGTGCGTCATAGTCCGCGCAGTAGTCGCGCTGAAGTATCTCGCCTTTAACCATGGTGATCTCCGCGTCCAGCCTTACGTCTAACTGTACGATATAGTTAATCGACTTAGGGGGTTGGTTGTAGTCGAACCGCCCGATGTCGTTATGGTCTTCGAGGTAGGTGTAAATACGGTACATTTATACGCTCGTCAGTTGTATGAGGTCGAGTGCCATGTCGGATCGTTTCCCGTTGCCTACTTCGAATACGAACCTGATCACCTCCGCGCCTAGTCCTACAGTGCTCACGACTTCTTCTGTGTATGCGTCCGTCTCGTCGGTCTGTAGTGCTCCGGAATGTACTGCAAGATCCGTCCAGATCGGGGACGTACGGTCAGTGGCGTACTGCAGGCGTACGGTTCCTGTTGCACTCCCGTACATGTGACGCCAATAACGTACTTCGGTGAGCGCCTTGAAATAAGACGTGGTTAGATAGCTCGTGTTGTTTTTATTGCCCGAGGCCTCGGTGTACACGTACCATGACCCGCTGTGCGCGGAGGCAGGGCCGGTATTGTTCGTAGGTGTACCGCCTGTATCCCTACGTAGTGTGGTGCCTCCTGCGTCTTGGCTGTTATCGACCACCCACTCCCCTGTGTCGGTCTCGAAGTCCTCAACGTATATGCCTGCAGGACCTGTCCCTTCGTCCGGAGGGCTAAACGGTTCCCCTGTCTGCACAACCAACCACGTATCCGTGGCGGGGTCTCCGTAGTATAGGATCATATTCGCGCTGTCGTACGCGAAAAAGCCCACACGTACCTCGGCCTCTAGCTCTACGGCTGTAAGGTTGAGCACGACTCGAGTTAACTGTTCTGTTTCTATTCGTGTTGCCATAGTCGTTTACGCCTCTATCGAGGAAGCCATGACCTTACTGCCTGTACGCGGGGCGGAGGTGAATGTAATATCTGCACCACTGATGGTATAGTCGTCACCGGGGTCTTGTATGACTCCGTTGTAGGAGACTTCGACAGTACCTGTAATCGGGGTCGATGCGAGCTGGAACAAGGTATTCAGGCTGTTGATGATTCCCGTTGGGTGCTCATTGACCTTTAGCTTAGCAATAGCCAGCTTGCGCAATTCGAGGTCGTCAAGAAGCGCCTGTACGTTTGTGCCCGTCTGGTCGCCTGAAGGTGTTGCCGTAACCTGCGCCGCGGTGTAGTCACCTGCTTGTGCAGTAACCGTGCCTGTACGCCCGAATACGCTATTGACCGCGTCCGTGTTGTCGACCTTGTTCCACGCGCTGTTGACGAATACCAACCAGTCGCCTACTCCCCAGTCGTCAATACCGTCTAGGGTGGTGGTGCCTGCCACGCTCACAATATAATAACTGTTCGCGTCTCCTACGCCTGACGCGAGGGTAGGTGTATTGGTGTTGGCATTCCACAGACCCTTAAACTCGAGCCCTGACGTGATCGCCAGCGCGAGGTTGTCCAGCGCGTCACTGACGGTAATGCCGGTTACGCCCGAATCGTTGCCGATGTTGTCGGACGTGGCGTCGACTGCGTCAAACTTATCATCCAGCGCCGCCTGTAGTAGGCTGATGGTCGAGATCGCCTGCGTGCCTGTATGGTTACCGCGCGCAAACGGGTCACTGGTGCCCTTCGCGGCGAGGTCAATCGTGTTGTCGCGTAACTGTGTGCCGTGAATAGAAGTAGCCATAGTATGTTCCTTGGGTTAGACGGGTACGTAGGTTGCGCGCAGACTGTCAGACGGGACAGGCACGGCTCCGAGTGTAAAAGTTATTGTAGCCGAGTTTGCGGGGCGCGTATAGTCGTCGCCTTGTTTCTGGACAACCCCGTTGCGGTCGAGCAAGAGGCTCCCGTCTGTAGCGCCTGCGCTCAATGTGAATATCGTATTCACTCCGTCGGTCGTACCTGCAGGCGTTTCGGTAACCTGAGGTGCCCGTTGTGTCTGCCAATCGGTACCGCCTAGCTCGCTGTTTACTGCCGACACCACTTCTGCGTCGAAGTCAGTGATGGATGACACCGGCTGTGTGCCTGTATGGTTACTGCGGTTAAAGGCGAAGCCTAAGATGGTGGCCACGGAAATAACAACCGTAGTGCCTCTTGGGGTCTCGGTCGGGTCTGTGGGGTCGTACCCCACGGCAAACGACCCTGCGGTGTTGCTTGTTAACGGGAAGGCGTCAACAGGTGTAGGTGTCTGCGCAGGCATTAGAGCACCGGTGTTGGAGGAGTCTCGGGTCGCACCTGTAGCTTCACCTCGCGCTCATGCGCCATGATCATTAGGCTCGCCTGTGCGCCTCCTGCTAGGCCTGTAACCCACATATAAGGGTAGAGCATGATCGCCTGTGCTTCGATAGGCTGTTCGGTATCCCTGCGCACCACGTGTATGTCGATGGCGTCTGTTGGGGCGGGGATCAGAGACCCGTACACTGTGACGGTGGTAGAACCTCCGAACAGTAGCTGGTAACGCCCGAGGTTCGTGCCGGGGTGTTGTACGCGGTACAGAATGTCAGCGGAGAGTTTCATCTTGTAGTGTCAAACCAGTTCTGCGGTCGTGGGAACGCCATATTCGTATCTAGGTCGCGATACAATGGGCGCGAGAGGTCGAACGTGAGGGAGCGCTCTATCTGTGTCACAATAGCTCCGCAGTCCCACGCAAGATTCACGAGGCACTTGGACATATCCATAGACACCACGCCTTTAGTCAGGTCGAGCGATACTAGGTATAGACATGCCATAAAAGCCTCCGTAGTGCTTATTATACCTTAAAGGTCGGGTAACCCTTTTTTATTAGGAGGGTCATCGGCAGGCGGGGGTGGCGGTGGCGGTGCGAAGTGTTTCGACTCCACCTGCCCTATCGGAGAGATTGACAAATCGGATAACTTGAATTTACTGCGCGCGTCTTCGAGCGCTGTCTCTTTTTCCACGTCGGGCGTCAGCCTGCGCATATCGTAATAATCCTGCACATCGTCCTCGCTGGGCTTATAAGCCTCCACCAGACCGTGCGTCCACGCTTCGATAGGGGTAGGGGTCTGCTCTAACAGCCACGCGCGTATAAGTGTCTTGTCCATTATCAGGCTCCGGTTAATGTGCGTACGCGCTCCCGCAGGGAGTCTGTTATGGCGCGCCTCTGTAGTACATGATAACCGACTTTGGCAATGTACTCCGGCAATAACCAACCTAGGATTATATCCACGCCTGAGGGTTGATTACTGGGGCAGATCAAGAAGTCTTTGTCAGGGTCAAGTACGCGGGGCGTGAGCTCTGCGTACGCACGTTCGCGTGCTTCGTGGTGTGCGTGGCTTCCGTACACATAGGCATGCGGTATCCCGTTGTCGACCAACACCACCACCGACGTACTGGTTGTGATTCTACGAGCTGTGCGGGTTAGCGCCTGTTGTAGTAGTCGGGAAAGCATAGGACGTCCGTGTCGGGTTAGCGTTAAAGGGGCGTGTGTGTCACGGTGACACACTGCCACTCGTGTTCTTTATTGACGGTTGTACCTGCTAGCAGTATGGTGTTGGCCAGCTCGGTTAGAACCGCAAACATGGTGGGGGTCGAGGCGAGGGTGGTGCACGTCCTGCCATGGTTAGATCCGGCCTCCACTCGGGCGTTGCATGCCCACAGCCATGCCTGTGTGATTGCTTCATTTGGACTGGGCGCGAGGAAGGATTCCTGTGCTATGATCCTGTCTCCTTCGGCACGGCTGACGGTGAGCGTGGCCGACGGTAGTGACATATCGCGTGTGATCCATTCCAGCGTGGCATCCGACCGCACCGCTTCGTCCTGTGCCACGTCTGTGACCGCCTGTATGTTGTAGTAGTGGTCGACGATACCCGCTAGCCGACTCTCGTGCCTCTCCTCGACCCGCACCGCAACGACAAACGGTACCACCGCTGTTATGCTGGCAGTACTGTACGTCCGCAGTAATTCAGTTTTATAATCGTAGGTGTCGAGAGGAGGTACGCCCTGCTCTTGGGTGGGGGGCGTGACCGGGGGGGTCTGTGCTTTGCGCCTGCGTAAGTGCTTCCGTGTGAATAGAGCTGTTAACGTGCTAAGAAGCATGTGTACTCCCCCTTATCTACTAGAACGCCATCGCAGGTGATCGACAAGGGCGCACAGGCGCTAACCATTCTACGCCGGTACTCATCTTGTACCCGCCTGACCGTTATTGCGGCCTTTTTAAGCGTAGTGGCGCGTGCGATACAGTCCGTGCCTTTGTATACGACGTAAGGCTTACTCATCTTCGTCACCGTCCTCGATCGCAGGCGCCTGCTCAGTCGGAGGCTCCTGCACGGGTTCCTTCGTCTCACGGAACAATAGTAAATCCACTATTACGTACAACAAGCCTACCGGCAGGAGTGCCATGATGTCCAGCAGGATGCTCGGAAGGAAACGTAGTTGTCTGCGCTTGCGTGCGAGCATAAGGTCGATCTTGGGGAGGGTATAGGCGGTCAACAAGGAGAGCAGTGACCATGCGAGCACGATCAGTCCTAGGTGCTGTAAAGTCGTAAGATTATTCAACGTAACTCCATCGGGTTCGGTTTTGGACGGCACTGACGGTTGCCACTGCGATTCCGTAATCTACTGCTATTTCTTTGAGCGGGCGACGGTCAAGTCGGATTGCACGTACTTTGTCTTCGTTCAACTTGGCGCGGTTGTTGGCCACGCCACGGTTACACGAGAACCCTGCGGATGCGAATAGGTTCTCGAGTGCGCAGTTCTTAGGGTTGCCGTCGAGATACTTGACGTATCGTTTGCCTCTGCGCTGGTGGAACGCCCGCAGAATCAGGTGAGGTAACCTGCGGGGTGCGTAGTTCTTCCCGCGGGCGATTGTTACGTACATGACACGGTCTTGCTCACTGTATCGGGCTTCGACTAGGACGCCTCGGCAGTAGATGTTACCGTCTGTGTCGGCTGTGTAGTGTTTATAGCCGGGGATGCTGGCTGTTTTCAGATTCGTAGGCATTGTTGACCTCGGTATCTGTATACGGCGATTGCGTCGCTGAGGCTTGGTTTGTTATTCTTTGTACACCCACTCGGAGGCGTCTGCATAGGTTGCAAGGGCGGTCTGGGCGTTATAGATGGTCTCGTCGTCTATCGTCAGTCCTACGGAAGCGTCGCTCGCGTCGAACATAAGCACTTCGGTTACTGCCTCGGACGACTCTGCTAGTTCGCGTAAGTTTATCGACACAGCCACTCCTTCTACTCCTGCGATACACACGCCTTTATCGTCAGCGTAATACGTAGGGACGGGGTCGGAACCGCGTAAGGCCTTGGCTATTCCAGCTTCAGCACACTGTGGTAGGTCGAAGGCGTCTGCGAAGATCGCCGCTAGTATGTCTACTCCGCGTTGTCGGATGTCAAGGTCTGTGGTCATGGTGTTCTCCTGTGGAGGGTAAGGTGTTGCCATAGTTTACACACTTGCCGTCACTTTGTCAAGCGTTTTGCTTATTTTTGCAAAGTCTTCAGATACTCGCAATATCCGGCCACGTCTTTGAATACCACCACGGCACCGTGGTGCCCTGCCATCTTATGCGAGCTGTCAGGGTGTGTTAAGTAGTTACCTTGGGCGGGCAACCATCCGTTTTGCTTAGCGCGGTCGAGCATAGCCGTGGACGTGCCTTGTGCGTTATGGATCGTTACTCCGTACTCAGGTAAGGTACCTGCGGTAGCCGTCTGTGCCCCGTACACGACCCCGCTGTCTCCGTAGTAGTCGGTGGCGCGACCGTACCTATCGGCCATTTCCTCAAGCGCTGGATCCAGCTGTGCACGGACTTCTTCGATCTGGTTATCGCCGTTCAGGTTGAATTCCCGCTCACCGATCCGATACACCGTACGCATGACGTTCTCGATTCCCTCGCCTTCGAAGAGCCACCGCCCGTGCTGGTTCTCGAGCACCACGTCATTGCCCCGCTGGGTGACGCTGAACGTGTCTTGTAGGATCTGCGGGCAGGTGCGGAGTGCTTGCGCCTTGTCGTCGTCTAGCTCGTGCAGACTGTTGAAGTACGGGGAGTGCTCCACGCTGTCCGTAACCATGGGTATAGACAGTACTGTACCCTTTCGGTACCCGCCCCGTCCGCCCTTATGTAGTACGTCCTCGCGCAAGATCACAGTCGCAGTTCGCCTGCGTCCGCCTTGGGGCAGGGTGTGAATACGCACCACGCCTGTGTGAACGCCCACGTGCGGGACATTCCAACACGCGATACAATCGTCTCCGTTCTCAAACTGTTGCACCACCGGAATCGTATTCTCATCGGTGCCCTGCCACTTCTTAGGGAGGGTGGCAACCACGACAGGGTCTTTGCGCAGTTTCTCCGCGGCGTCACGGAGCGCTTTCATCACCTGCTCACGTACCGCAGGGGTGAATGTCTGGTGCCAGACGCCTTTACCGCCTGACGCCTTGTAGTAGCCTCGCGCTCCGTTGGTGGTTATGTGACGCGCGAGTTTGTGGCCTTCCTCGTGCTTGTACGTCCCGCGGGCACTGTACAACGCAATAGGGCGGGCAACATTGCCTATGAATTCGTCGAACATGTTCTTAGCGATCCATGTCGCCGCTCGGCTAGCCAAGGCCTTTGCCTGCTTAGCGTCAGGCTCAGTGACCTTACCCTCGAGTAGGCTCACGTTTACCAGTCGCGCCTGCCACTCGTTTTCCTCGAGAGAGAGTTGTCGCGTGCCTGCGTTGGCAACCGTGGAATAGGTGATGCTGTCCTCTGATACGTGGCTTACGTAGTGATCGAGCGACATCGACAGAGCGGTTACCGCTTCCTCGAACGTCTTACCCTGTACCAGAGGTTCGTAATTCTCATCAGGTCGTACGTATATGAAATCTTGGCGGGGCGATAGCACGTACCCTTGGTAGGTCGCTGGAAGATCTTGCCCCTCTTTTAAGTTGACGGCCACGGCATCCCGTACGCAGGTAGATGTTCCGGTTACCGCGCCTAGCTCGTGCAACAACGACAACGCGGTCTTCGTCCGCTCGCTGGGGGTCATAGACTCCCACGCGCGTGACTGTCCTACCTGCGAAGTGTTGATACTGTTATTGACGTCTTTCGGCTGGCGCTCCGAGTCGTTGAGCAGTTCCGGAGGGACGTAGACGCCTGTATAGTCGCTGAAGACCTCTCCGTCTTCGAGCGGGTCTCCGTATTTAATGCGAAACTTCGCGTCTATCTGTTGACGCTTGAGTACCGTACGTAGTGATTCTGCGTTGAGGCGTAGGAACATCGCGACCGGTGTGCTCTTGTCGACAACCGTCGTGACGTACGCGGACTGAACGTAGTCATCGAGGGTGTGGAGCCACGCACGTACCTTGCGGAGGGTGGCGTCGTCTGCTGTATCTAGTTCGGTGGCGTCTGTTTGCATAATATGCCGTAGGGTTAGCGTTACGTTATTTTACCGCTTTTTGCTCTTTCGCGAGGTCTTTGAGGGCTTTGCGCTCTTTATACTCCTCGTTTAGTTGCTTCCATAGTGCATTATAGTGCGTACGCCCTTCGCGCATGTCGATAATATCCGTGCTTCCACTGTCCATCCAGTCAAGCATGGTAGCGAGCTCCCGTCCGAGCTCCTCGAGGATAGGCTGAGCGCATGCCGGACATAGGTTAGCCGTAGACCCGCTCTTCCCCTGTCCTTGGCACAGGCGGAGGCGGATATGAGGCATCGGTTGTTTACATGACGAACACGGGCTTCGGTGTCGTTTAGTGGTTTCTATCCACTCGACACGTACGCCCGCTAGCCATAGTCCTTTTTTTCGTACAGTCATAATTTCCTACTTACTTGAATGTGACGACGTCACTGACCGTCACCTTGCCGTATGTCGCGCGCCCGTCCTTGTCGATAGACGCCTTGCACAGGACGGTGACACTTTCCTCGAATTTAGACACGTCAACGCCTTTGAAATACTGAACGGTGTCCGATTTGGCGAACGCTATTGCTTTGCTCCGTAGTGCTAGCTTGAGCAGGCTGAGCGCCATCCCCTTCCAGTTTATTGTGTACTTGGCTGTGGGGCGAACCGCTAGGGTTACCACACCTTCTTCTACTTGACCACGGTTATAGGCGCACACCAACTGCGACTTGTATTGTTTCGTAATAGCCGTCAGTTGTTTCGCCTTGTCGTTGAGCGATTTGGTTGCCTGTATGTGGTGTTGAGAGGCGCGGTCGTCTGGGAGCGTCAGCTCAGGCAGGTCGTCGATCGCCTCTTGTAAGCGGTATAGGCGCGCCTGTAGGTCGTTGCGTTCGGTACGTATGGTCTGGTTCGGGATCTTGGGCATGGTGTTCTCCGTTGGAGGGTGAGGGGTTGTGTCCGTTCATTTTACACACTTCGGTAACACGTGTCAAGCCCCGTATATACTTTTTCGTATATTTTTCTGTCAGGTCTGCGCGTCGTCTTCTAATGTATAGTCGGTACTGGTACCGGTTTCGATTGTGACGCGATGGCCTGTAGTGCGTACGTGACGTCGAACAGCGTTGCGCAGGCTCTGCGCAGTAGGGGTGACGTCTGTGTGTATCCCCTCGTACCACGAACATTCGGGGTCGGTGCACACTGCGTGGTGGTGTACTATGCCGTATCGCGTCACTTTTACGTGTTTACGCTTCGTACGGTTGTTCATGCGTTTTCGCGCTTGTCTGTGGCCTCGGTAACCGCGTCCGCTTTGCCGTTGACCTTTGGGCGGACAACGTCAGCGCCTGTGGTGACGTCAACGCCTCCCACGAGCGTGCTGTCTTCTACGAGCATACCATCGGACTCTTGTGCTTTGTCTTCTTCAGGATGTAACATGTGCTTTTTCCTTCGTTTTATGCGACTGAACGCGAGATAGGGTTGAATACGTTCGAAGACACTCCATACAGTATGTAGCGACTCGATGTACGCGGGAGAGAGGTTGTCTTGTTGTGCCTGTCGGTGGCACTCGGACTTGAAGTTTGGGTAGGTGATCGCGGTGACCAGCGCACCCACGAGCGCGCGCATAACCGGCACAGGTAGGATAAGGCGGTAAGCATAGTCGCGCCCTATGGTGGCATGTAACTGCGTGTGTTCGTCGATACCTTGGATGCCGTTGTCGATTGCGAAGTCGAGCAGGTTACGTAGTGCCTGCTCTTCCCGTGCACGGATGAGCGCGCACGGGCTCGGGTGCTCATCTTGGGGGTTTTTGACGACGATTGAATACATGCCTAAGTTGGTTTGTAACCACATGGTGTTCTCCTTAAGAGAGGGTAAGTTTTGGTTGGTCGGTTCAGTATACACACTTCGGTAACTGTTGTCAAGCGGTCTCAGGCTTGGTGGCTCGAGGCATCGGCATAAGGATGGCGATACGCCCGTCCGTGAAGTCTAATCGGATCGAACCGCTCGCAGATGTTTGGCGCATACTAGACGGCAGTCCTTGACTGGTTGCAAAGTCGTACGACCGTTTCGGGATGGCGTACCGCCAGTGTTCCTGTGTCTCATTTGATTCGATAATGCCGTACGCGTACTCGGGCTTAAGTTTCGGGTCAGGGCTGGCAGGTTCTATCAATACAAGTGCCCCGCACGTGATCGTATGGGTGTACGAACCGCCTGTGATCCGTTCCCATGGCGGGAAACTAACGGACTCATCGGGTAGGTGCTCGCCCGTCTTCGGGCAGTAGTAGCCTACCTCGTGTTCCTCTTCGGCTTTGGCGACAAACAATATGTTACCGTTGGTTGCCACCCACAGAGCGCCTGTGCAGTATACGTGTCGAATGCTGTACCTGCTAGTCGCTTCGGCAGTTGCTTGCGCCACCCACTGAAACGCGGTTTTAGGCTTGCGGGGTTGTTTGGGTACGAACGACCGCGCGAGTAGCGAGATAGCCTTGCAGGTCTCGCTGTCTTCGTCGGCGCGAGCTTTGGCGTACAGGTCGGCTAAGGTCTTCCACTGTTCCCTGTCGGGAGTCTTACCTCGCCCGTCTTGGAAGTAATGGTTTGACGTTATGTTAACGGGGATAGGTCTGGTCATGGTGTTCTCGGTTGGAGGGTGAAAGCTGTTTACCCTCGCAGTTTACACACTTCGATAACAGTTGTCAAGCGCTTTATATACTTTTTCGTATATTTTTCTGTAAGCCGTAAGTTCGGGTGACAAACTGTCACGCTTTCCGCTTCGTCCTGATGCGCTGTAGTGCTCGGATGTGTCGCTCCCGTTCTTTGAGGGGGTCGCCGCTCATCTTCAACCACTCTGCGTACGGCACCACACTTAACAAAAGCCTATCTCTGCAACGTGTAAGGCAAATTGTAGCCCCACTTCGCGGCTGGGTTGGTAAAGTATACTTCGTGTACGGGCTGTTCTTGATGAGGTAGCGACAGCTCTCACATGTGTTGCCGTCGTTCGGCCCTACCCAATATATCTTAATATTATCGGGCATACCGATAACCCTGCCCGCTTGGAAGATAGCCTCGAGCGCGTCTGAATACATGTCGAGACGTCTGCGGTATCCCATGCGACCTTTGCCTGCTGTTATATCGTTCATAAACTTGTTGAAATATCGCATTTCGTGGGAGATCGCGCTCTTCAGGTACGCGGAGTCTTTCGCGCTGAGCTGAGTGGTTACCTTTTTACCGCTGGCGCGTACTCCCGCAGTAAAGGCTTGCTCCATGGCATGCCGTTGTTGCTTCTGCATATCGGCCTTGAAGCGTACAGGGTTCTTGGTCTTGGCCTGCTCGTACGTAGTAAGCAGTGCCCGCATCATTAGTTTCCTGTTGCGTACGAGCTTGGCCTGTTCCTTGCGCGCCTTGATAAGGGAGGACGTGCGATACTTCTTGAGGTTCACACCTGCTGGGGTCTTCATTAAGAGCTTCTTAGCGATACTCAGATCCCCGCCCTTTACTGTGCCTATGCCTTTTCCTTCGTACAGCCACGGGCGGTCGTACGCATCGTACGTGGGTGCGTACACGAATAGGTCATCTGCGTATATCGTGGTAGTGCTGTCGTCTTGCATTGTTGTATCGGCACCAAAGGGCGTGAAGAGCTTTGTGGGCGCGGGTAGGTGAGTACGGGAAGTTGAACAGTTGCGCTAAAAGCGTCGCCCTTGGTAGTAGCGTCAAAAATGGGCGGTCTTTGTATCCGGACACGACGACTCGGCCAATGTACGGTATCTCACAGTCATGCCCCTGTGCGAGGCTTTGATACATCGCGTCACAGTACGCTTGCACCACCGCCTCCGTCTGTTCGTACGATACTCCGGTGTTGATGGACGCGGTTATGATGACATGGTCGAGCTCCTTGTTGGCGCCTATGTCACTCCCTCTTATCCTGTGGTTATTATTTTGCAATACTGCGCCAGCTTTCGTCAAGGTCTTTATCGACCTCGATAGAGTGGCTCTTACCGCGGGCGGAGGCGATAGAGCACATCGACTGGTCGCGTTGTAGTTGGGCTTCGGACTTCAGATCACCCATGAGCTCGCACTTCATCAGAGACTTCGTTAACTCCGCTCCTGTGCCTGCGTCCCATATACGGTCTAGCGCTTCTTTGTTTTCGTTTGTCAGCATCGAAGCGACGTCCTGCTCTCCGGACTCGACCGCGTCACCTGCGCCGGCTTCGTTCGCAAACTTACGAGTGGCTCGGTATATCAGGTTAGACGGTAGCTTGAGGTGGTGGATCATCACATATAGTGACCATACTTTCGGGTCGACGCCTAAGCCTTCGCCCACACGTAGTAACGACTCGGTGGTCTCATTGCGTAACCGTAAAATCTCTGCGCGGTCGAGCTCTTCTAAGTACGAGGGTGGCGCCATCTTAACAGCCCATTCGAGGGACGACGCTTCGTCGCCCATACCCATTAAGTGCATGTTCACCTCAAGTGTGGTACGTATCCCTGTTTTGAGGGAGCGCTGTACGCGCTTAACCGAACGCGCAAACCGCATGTCCTGCTGGGACAGTGAAGTCTTCCCGTTCAGGTCGCCTTCGAATCCGAAATATGCCTTAGGTGCTCGTGCGGCGCCAAAGAACTTATTCGTGTAATATTCTAAATCGAACATCTGCCCCATGTCACCACTGCCGGGCAGGGTGTCTATGCGCGTCTGTGTGTTCTCGTACATAGGCAGGAACAAGTGTTCGAGCGGTTGTAGTGGGTTCCACTTCTGTCGGTACGTGCCTGTGGCAGGGTCTGCGTATTCGTGCCTGTTAAATCGGCTTCGCCACCTATTCAACTGGCGAGCAACGCGCTCAGGCGGGGTCGCCTGCATATCCACCCAAACCGCATAACGGTCGGGAGCTCTCTGCATACGGTAGGTTAGCGCCGCGTCTTCGGTGAGTACGAGCTGACGCCATGCGCGGAACATAGGTGCGAGGAGGCTGGTGCCGTACATACTGTCTTCGTCGCGCCCTAAGAGGCGAAAGTGTGCGTAGTCCCATGGGTACGATGTCTTAGATTTGCGCATTTCACGGAACTTCTGTCCTGTCTGCTTGAAGCCTACGAGCCTATCCAGTGCGTCTTCTACTCGGAACGTCTTCGACGGAGGTGCGGTACGCCATCCGATGACCCCTAGTTTGTTCGAATACGCTAAACGCCGGAAATGGTCGCCACGTTTGCTCATGTTATATGCGATTGCCGTTATACGGTCTTCTATCTTCAGGTGGTCTAAGCACTTATGAGAAGCCTCTACGATCTTAGGATCGGAGGACTCTACCCACGCGGTTCGGCCTTGTTCAGGGTCGGGCTGTGTAGCGTCCTCTGCGTACGCCTCTAAAACGGACGCCACGAGGTCGAAGTCCGCCATGTGGTCGAATATGCGGTACGACTGCGGGCGTGATGTGCGAGACAGTAGTCGATCACCTGCCAAAGTGTCGTCGTCTTCGTCTATGTCGTTGGCAGGGTGCACCACCTCACGCGCGTTCTCAGGTGAGGCGCCCCATTGGTATCGTGAAAATAGTCGTAGAATCGGGTTCATATATTTTCTCGTAGTGTCTGCCATCCATTATACGACGCACGAGGTTCTGCGTGTTGGACGGTCTGGTCGGTTACTTGGTCGGTTACTTGGTCGGTTACTTGGTCGGTTACTTGGTCGGTCACCGGTGCGGGGTCACGCACAGGCGCTGATAGCGCTGTTACCGCCTCAGGATGTGTAAGTGCATTATACACACTTCCACAAGCGCTGTCAGCCACGTCTTTAGAGCCTTTACCGCCCTTCGAGGATAGTGCGGGGTGATCAACCTTATAGCGCGCGCCTCCTCCTACGCCTCCCGAAGTTACGTGGTGTCGCTGTAGGTCAACCATTTCGTTCTCGAACCACGAGTGGTGTGCATACCGCACGCGCCGCTCAAAGAGTGCGTTACGTAGTGTCATGTACTGCGTGTCGTCTCTATCCACCGACAGGATCTCTGCGGAGAAGCCCGCGCGCTTCAGGAGCTGGACGCTGTCTCGCGACTGGAAACCGTCATACGTCGTATGTGCGATGCGGTAGAACTGTGCGAGGTACTGTATCAGGTCGCGTAACTTCCATAGTGCGATCTCGCCTGCGTTGGGGGGCACCACCCGAAGCATGAAGTCGATTTCCACGATGGGCTTGTTTAGGTACGTCTGTGTGCCGTCAGGCAAGCGCGCCTGCGTGCGTAGCGTGCCGACAGGGTGTGCCATGGATATGCCGAGGGCGTCACCTGTCAGGCCGATGTCGATGTGAATGAAACGTGGTTTGTCTGGGTGCCGTTTCGGGGTGTAAAGCCCGTCGACAATGTCGCAGACGCGCAACGGTCGGAAATAATGGCTCAGCGGTTCTTCGTCTAACGTAGTGATCGACACCTCCTCGTGTGCCCACGGGCTAATCACATCAGGGTCGACGCAGTCTAAGAGAGACTGACGGTCAGGTACTAGCGGGCTGACGTTGAATGTGGCGATGCCTGCGATGTCACGTAAGGACTGGTCAGGGTCGCGTTCGAAGTCCTTGCGAAACTCGGAAGGGACGTCGATGATCTTAGCCGACGCGCGTGCTTCTTCGTCCTTGCCCATGATACGAGTAGGGTGCATCCGGTCACCCACTTCCACGCGAAAGCGCGCTTTACCGAACTTATGTGCGCCTTTTATCTCCCACAGCCTGTAGTCACTGACGTACATATTCTTGCCGACCTGCCCTCGAATACCCTCCACCATTCGTGTGCCCGCCTCTTCCTGTATCCTCTGCTCTAGGAATGACGTCTGTGCGTTCTTAGAGGACATGAGCATGCAGAGTCCGGGAACTTCTCCGCCGGGGCGTGCGAACCGGCTCCGAATACGGGTTGACGTACTCGAGTAAAGATCATACGCCTGTCCGACTTGCTTACCCGCGGCGACGTCGCGCTTACTGCGCATGAAGTTTACTTCGTCCATGGCGTAGGAGTAAATGTTGAGGCCTATCGCGTGCAGGTTTGAAGAACCACTTACCACCCTCACAGGTATGTGCGTAGTGTTCGTCCATGACATCACAGAGTCGATCTTGCGGTTTCGTGGAAAGACTTCACGGAAGTACGGGGAGCGGTCGACGTTGCCCATCATCATAGGGTAGCCGGAGCCTCCGACCTGCCCTTTCGTGATCGAGTACAGGCCTAAAACAAACATGGAGTTACTCGGTAGCCCGTAATAATCAGCTGGGGACTTAAGGCACGACAGCCGGTAAAGGATGTAGGTCATAGCCAGCATAGCCAACGTGGTTTTGCCGACGCCAATAGCCCCCGTATTCCCTGAGATAATACCGTCGCGACCGTTCGTCGAGATCGCGAAATTACCGTAGTCAGGGACGGTTAGGCAGTATACGTGGTCTATTTCAGCTTTCCTTATGGATACGACCTTATGGTTGCGATAACCATGCCTAACGTCGCGGATCGTGAGTCCTGCGTCGCGAAGTATCCGCACCACTGCGTTACGCGAGATCTCAAGCGCGGTATAAACGGCACTTAGGTTTCCGTGGGTGTCGTAACTGTCGTATATATCACGCACAGAGACGTCCCTCCGTACCTTACTTGTATCCTTGCCCCACGTGTTCCCTATGCTCCGTAACGAGCATCGTAGTGACGCCTCACGGTGCTGTTCTGGGTCTGACCAGCGAACGGCATTGCCCTTCTTACCTGCCACGGAACAAGATAGAGGTGTATTAACCTTCTGCGCGTGTTCGAGATTACTGATCGCAAGAGCACGCCCCTTGGCTGTGTTCATGTACTTCTTGTGGCCTTTTCGTATCGGAGAGTGGGGGTCGTTGCATGCTATTGTCTGCCGTAGTGATGCTCGTTTTCGCGAGGCTTCTGTCGGCCCTGCCTGTCGGTGTAGCTCTCTGTGGTCGCCCCACCCCATCCAACGAAGATTTTCGGGACTGTTGTTTCGTTTGTCGAAATCTACGTGGTGGCAGACGGCACGGTCGTACCCGTCCGACCCTTCCCACGTCTTAGGACACGTACCGCCTGTGTGTTCCGACGCCACCATCCTGTGCGTGTACTCCCAAGCCTTTGTCCCTGTGCTATAGACCTGCTCATACCCTTGCAAGCGTTGTCCTGTCTGTTTCTTGTCCCTTGTCAGGAACGGCATGAGGGCGTCGCCTTCCTTTAAGTCACGTAGTCTGCGCTTGGTGCCGTCGTGGCACACAAACTCGTGGTCTGCGTTCGCCTTGACGGTACTGCCGTCATCCAACGTCAGCTCGTACAGTTGGTCTTTTGCGAACTTAGTGACGCGTGTGCACTTCCCTGAGCGCATGTTACCTGCGGTGTCTGCGGAATACACCCAAAAGTCGTCACCCTTGTCTCCGTACTCAGCGTAAAGCTCTTTGAGTGTGCGCGTACGCCCGTCGAGCAAAGGAACACGAGTGTCTCCGTGCAGACAGAGTATCCATTCTGATATGGTGGAGCCGGGTGCGAAGATGTGCTCTAGGTCGCGTATCCAAGGATCGGCCAGAATATCGAGAGAACTGCTGTCCTTGGTGTCGACGAACAACCCGCCTGCGTAGTAGTGGTCTTCTAGGAACGGAACGATCTGTACCGGCTTCCGGAGGTAATCGACTTCCCAAAGTATATCCGCGGACGCGTTATCTGCGTCCCCTGTCTGTAGTGCTTCGCGCATCCATTTCAGTACGTACGCCCGTTCGCCGGTCTTCAGTGTGTCGAACAGGTCACGACGGTCATGCAGTACCTCTGCCAACACCTTGTCGTACAGCGCTTTATCGTCTGACGTGCGGACGCTAGCAGGGCGAACGGGGTCTGCTTGTAAATCTGCGGGTACTGCTATCTTAGGTCGTCTGCGTACTGGCATTATTTACGCCCCTTCTTCGTCTGCTTTTTGGTGCCTGCGGTTCGTCCTATACGTGTCCGCACTTTAGACGCCACTTTTTTCGCCACTTTAGATGACTGCACCTTTTTGCGTTTCGCGTTCTTCTCCGCGCTCGCTTTGACCTTTTTCTTCTGTGCGTCGACCAGTGCCACCACATCCCCGTGCACCTTCTCTATCGCTGTGCGAGTCCGCTCCCTGCTTATCGCCTTAGTCTCATATGTATGCGCATCGTCTTCGTCATAATCAAACTCAAGCGTAGTCTCTCTGCCACCCACGAGGATCTTCAGGTTCAGCTCACGGACGCCCGCCACTTCGGCCTGTTTGGTGTCAATGCCTATCTGCTCGATAACATTCTCGGCTGTGCGTAACTGCATAGCCGAAGGTGCCTGCGGAGGCATAGGATCACCTGCCTCTATGATCTTCGCTAATTCTGCGTGCTCGGGTACGTCGTCCAGCGACCTATCGAGGATGTCCAGCGCCTTAGGTAGCATAGAGGTGACGCGCCTGCGTGCCCAGTGCTTAGCACGTGCCTCGGTCTGCTCACGTTCAGTAAAGTCAAGCGCGAGCAACCGTAGGTACTCCTGCACTTCCTTCTGTTGTTGGAAGCCTTTGAGGCGCTCCACCGTCCAGCCACTGTGTAGTAGCCCCATCGGTCCTTGCGCGAACAGTACATCAGCGTATTTCTTGTCAGATTCGGTCATGTGCTCTGATTCTCTTGAGTAACTTGCGGGATAACTTCATTCGTACGTGTGTGCGTGCTCCTACAGTACGTACGGCGCCTGCACGGGCAAAGCGTGTAGGCTTCTTGGTGTACGGCTCTAGCTTGGCGACGCCCGTCAGTTGTACGCTGTGTCCACGTGCCAGCTCATCACTGATCGTATGCAGGTAGGTTGTGATTACCTTGGCAACGACTGCGACCGGTACGCCTGTGTCTGCGGTTACGCGTCCTCGTATGTTTAGCTTACTGCTCACGATGTACCTCGCGCATGTGCCCAACGTAGTGTCTGTACGTCTTGTAATATGTAAAAAGAACGGGGTTTGTTGTCTACCCATATAGTAACAGGTGGGGATGTCGTTTGACAAATGATTTGTGTGTCTATCTGCCCTCCGTCACGTTGGAAGTAGTTTTTGGTCTCTAGCACCAACAACTTCGGAAAGCGTGCGCGCCCTAGGATCAGCAACCAAGGCAAGTCTGCTCGCGCGCCTTGTTCGGACGCTTGCTGGATGTGCGCGCGTAGTGTCGGCTTGCTCTGTGTAAGCAGACCATCGAGTGTGAATTTCTCATCTTTTTTGCATTCTACTGCGTACGGGAACGGTCGATCGGGGCGTGACATGATGTCGCCTTCCCCTTCCCAGTGCCCCTCGGTGGGTACGATACTGGTCGAGCGCCTGCGAAAAGGTAGGTGTGCCATCGTAGGTGTAACCGCCTCCGCGCCATACACAATACGCGTTAGCTCAATACAGCACTCATTCTCAAACCGGTTGCCTATTGCGCGTCCGTTCTTCATATTATAATCCTTACTCGGTGTGGATGGTGGCGGATGTGCCGTCGTGACAGACGGTTATGATTTGATCTGCGGATGATTTAATCTCGGATCTATGTGAGATAACGATAACAGGCGTCTCTTCGGACAGCTCGCACAAGAGCGCTGAGACTGCGTCGACTCCTGTAGCGTCAACCCCGTCAAACAGCTCATCTGCGAATAACTGCATACTGGCGTCGCCTATCACCGTCTGCCTGATACTCAACAGTAGTGCCAGCATAACACGCGTGCGTTGCCCTGTGGACGACATAGCGAAGCTGGTGGCCGAGTGTGGTATCTGCAGATGAATGTCGATCTTCTCTCGCGTCTCGCCTGACGCAGTCTTGGAGGTGGCCGACAGCGATAACTGCGTCCCCGCTCCTACGAGTCGCTGTGCGTAATAGGCACAATGCCTGTTAATGGTGGCAAGGTGTGCGTCCAGCAGGTGCGACCGCAAGCCGGTCGGGTGGAACACCTGTACGAGGTAATCGACTTGTTCTTTCAGTGCTAAGGTGTCTGCGCTGTCTGCGTTGGCGGTCACGATACGAGCCTCTGCGTCTGTGATACCTTGTTTTAGGCGTGTACAGGTTTTGGCGTACAGCGCGGTGGCCTGTTGGAGCGCCTTGAGCTCGACGTTCAATGTCTTCACGTCCGAACGTAGTACCTGTAACTCCCGCTCGGCCACTCCGAGCACGTCGAACAACTCTGTGAACTCTGCAGATTCTTCGTGTGGGGGTCGCACCGGCTTGTCCTGCAGGCCTGCGTGCAACTTCTTGTGCGTTTCGGTGGCCTGTTGCGTATCGTCTTCTGCTTCTGTGAGCTTCCTCTCCGCCTGTTCTACAAGGTCGGTGCTCACTCCTGACACCTCTTGCCCGCACGTAGGACAATGCTTCGCATGCTTCGCGTCTTCGACGGCGCGCTCGGCTGTCTGTACAGTACGTGACAGTCTGTCACATTCGCGCTCTGCTGTGCGTACATCGGACGCCTGTGCAGACCACTTATCCAAGGCCTGTGTGTACACTTTTTCAGCTTTTTCAGCTTTACGGGAGTCCGCTTCCTCGAGCTCGAGCGTCTCCGCCTTGACCTGTTTGACATCCTCGGCCAGACTCGTACCCTCTTCGGTGAGTCGGTCACGCTCTTGCTCTTGTTCGCGGTGGTACTCTTCGTCAGGGGCGTCCTGTGCGTGCTCGTCTAGCTCGTGTTTGTAGTGCTCTATGTCTTTTTGTGCCTGCCACACGGTGTTCTCGTGCTCGGACAGCTCTTTGCTGAGCGCCAGCGCGTCGGACTTGGCCTGTGAGTAGGCGGTGGTGAATCTGTCGTAATCCAAGAGGGACTCGAGCAGGTTCTTACGTTCCGCATCCGTGGCGGTTAAGAAGTTACTCGCCGCAGAACGCACGCCAAACATGTAAGTCGATAAGAACGTGTTCTTACTCATGCCTAAGTGGTTCTCTAGCTGTGCTTGCGCCATGTCCGTACGACCGGGCGTCATGTCTTCGCCACCCACGTGCAGGGATAGTCCTGTGGTACGCCCTTGGCACTTACGTACACGGTTGACCACGACCTCGACACCGTCACGTAGTAACACCACTGTGACGCTCGTGCCCTTGCCCGCTTCGTTACGAATAATATCATCGGCTTTGATGTCCTTGGCAGGACCGCGCATAAGGCTTCCGTAGAGCGCCCAGACGATTGCCTCGAATATCATAGACTTGCCCGCACCGTTGCCGTCGGCTAACAGCGCGTGCGTTACCTTACCTTGGATAACGGTAAGCCCTTCGTCAAAGTCTAGCTCGACGTCTTCGAACGGTCCGAATTGTTGTGCGCGTACGCTCTTAATGTAAAGCACTTTCACCTCTCATATATTGTTCTGCGATTGTTAATACCGACGCCAGCTCTTCTCCTGCCATGGTAGGGCAGTCAGAGGCTATGTAGGTTGCGATAATGTCTCGATCTGTATTCTGTGCGGTAAGCTCCGGCATACGTGCCAGCTCGGTATCCAGCTTAGGCGTAGTGTAGTCTGCGGTAACCGACACGTCTTGGAATAGTTGCTCACCGTCTTCGACCTCGAAATCCACACGCACGAAATCGTCGTCCATCACAGCCTTAACCGCCTTGCGGTCTTTGCACCTGTGGAAACGCGGTGAGATAGTGTTGTCGACGAACGTCTCGGAGAGCTCATCGTCTATTAGCATGTACCCGCGGTCACCGTCCGAGTCCCCGAAATTAAGCTGGAGGGGTGCGCCCACGTACTGAATAGGGTCGCCTGTACTTGTGTGGATAGTGGTTCGGTCGTGTACGTCGCCTAAGACAACCATGTCCGCGCCACCTGATGTGAACAGGTCAGGGTCGACCCCTTTGGTTCCTGCGACACCCTTGAGTAGTGCGTGCCCGAACAGTAGGTCGACATCTTTTACTTTACGCACGCCCTCCTGCATTTGAGCCACGTCGTCTGACCACGGTACAAAGCCTACCGACAGACCGCCTATGATTATCCGCGTAGGCTGAAGGTGTACCGTTAGGTTGTGGTCGTTGCCGACATCGAACATTGACAGTGCTGTGATCGAGGTGTCGCGTAGATACGCATCATGGTTACCTGCGAGGACGTGCACGCCCTCGGTGAATCGCGTATTGGCGAATCGGAGACAGTGGGCAACCGCCTGTAGTACCGGTACTTCGATCTTATCTCGGTTGTCGAACAGGTCACCTGCTATTACGCCTGTGGTGGCTCCGCGCTCAATAGAGTCCGTCACCCACCATTCGAACGCCTCAACAACGTCGGCTAAGCGGGACGTGATCCAGCGTGCGTTAGGCTTGGAGCGAGACGCGTACATTGCGAACTGCCAGTCTGCTGTTACTGTGAGCATGGATCGTCTCCTGTCGGCTTGCCATAGCGTGCCGTACGTGCCATCTGGTTGATAGACTGGATCAGTAGCTCTGTGTATCGCTGTTGCGCTTCGTTGATGCAACCGTCGTGGCTCAGCTCGACAATCTCCTCTGCGTCCATCTGTGACAGCTCGGGATATTCCTTGCGTAGTGCTAAGGCGACGTTCTCGACCGCGCAGGTGATGACACCTTTTAATTTTCGAGACTTGGGCGGGTACTTCATGCTTCGATCCTTCGGTATAATTGGAAAAACTGCTTGTCATTTATCAGAGACTTGAACGACCATTCGCGGAACTTATCGACCACGTACGCCTTGTCGTATTTATGCCTAGAGTCCTGCCACGCCTGTTGTAACGCAGGTTTCAGGATTTCCTCGTGGTAGCGGGTGCGCAGGCTAATACCTGTTGTGTTTGACGTCAGTAAGTACGGTTCGTCGATAACAGTCTGTGCTATTTTAGACACCAGCCCTTTCGATGTCTTGTGCTTCTTCAGCCATTTCGACATACGTACCGCTTGGTTGTGTTCAGACGTATCTAAATCAACGCCGTCACATACGGCCTCTATTATCAGCTTCATGCCCGTCTTCGTGCCGACACCTCGCACGCCCTGCACGTTGTCCGATTTGTCACCGGTCATCGCGCGTAGTAACGTCCACATGGCTAGCGGGAGCCCCTCGGGCTTTGCGCGGTCTCCGTACGCTTCGAAGTCATCGTACGTCAGGTACGGTTCGTTCCCGCCTAAGAACTGGATCTCCGCGCCCCACTCTAAGCACTGCCACAGGTCACGGTCGCCACTTACGATAACCGGTACCTCATCTTCGTCTAAGACGATGTCAACCGCCTCCGCTAGCAGATCGTCAGCCTCCCAGCCTGATATGGATATTGTGCGGACACCTAGGTGAGGCAGAATGTCCTGCAGGAGCTTCATCTGTTGCTTAGCGCGTTGATAGTCTTCATCGGGTACGTCTTGTCGGGAGGGCCGTTGCGCCTTGTACTCGGGAAGAGCAAGGTCACGGTGTGCAGGTGTCCCTGCGTCAAAGAAGACCGTCATCTGGCTCACACACGGGGTGTCGCGTATAAGACAGCTTAACTTGCGTAGTGCTGTGAACAACCCGCCTGTATACACTCCGCCCGCCTTAAGGTCGTCGCGAAGTGTCGCCATGATACAGCGCATAGCTAAGTTGTTCCCGTCAATAAGTAGGTGGTACTCCGCCATATTACCGAACGCTCTCTAAGTATGTCCAGAACGCTTTATGGTCGCGTAGCGTGCTCGCCTCGGCTTCTTTGCGTGCGATATTCGACGGGCGCTCTACCACATCACCATCGCTGTCGTACACCGTAATCAGAGTCAGGTCGACGTCAGGTCGGTTGGTCTTCTTAACCTGCGCACCTGTGTATGCAGGGGCAAAGGGATTACGCACAAGACCACGAACCCACGCTAGCCCCCATGCGGTACCCAAAGTCACCAAGAATTCGTCAGTGTAATAGTCTTCGTCACCGTCTAGGATATGGCACAGGACGCGACCGAGGCTGTGTAGTACCTCAGCTTGCTCACTCTTACTGCACCATACTGCGAGAGGTTGTTGGCGGGTGGGGCGAGGTGTCTGCGGTACATCGACTTGCCCTTCTCCCTCCTCTTCTTCTTCCCATTCCGAGGCGTCTGCGTCCGCGTCTTCAGCGTCGTTGCGCTTGTCAATTTCGTCAGAGGCTAGCTTACGGATGTCGAGCGCGGTAGTGGTGGACGTCACCTTCGAGGTGATCGACTCTTGTACAGCCTCCGACAGTCTGCTCATTTCGACCGCGGCGTGCACGGTTAGGGATCCCTCTTCTACCTTGGCAGTTATATCGGCAGGCAGATCTTCAACCAGCGCCATGTAGCGACGTACTTGCTGTGCGTGATGCCCCGTACGCTCCGCAATCTTGGGTGCGGACAGTCCTTGGTCTTTGTAACGCAGGAACGCGCGCGCAAGGTCGACAGGGTTAGGGATCGTACGACTGTCTTCGCTGTTCTCGACCATGGCGATGTCAAAGGCCACCCAGATGTCTTCTGCGTCCGCCCGTACCACCACAGGTATCGAAATGTACTTCAGGTTCTTACAGGCGGTTAGGCGTCGGGCACCGCAGACAAGGTAATACTTGCCCTTCTTTCCCGTAGGCGCCACGGTAATCGGAGCTAAGAGCCCGTGGTCTTTGATGGTTTCTTGGAGACGTTCGACACAGCCGATGTCCGACCGCGGGTTGAAGTCGCTCCCGTCCTCCCACTTGCGGTTCTGAATGCTGGTTATCTTGATATTCGTGATTTGAATAGGTGCGGGCGTAGTCATCGTTAAAAGCTCCTTAAGAGGCTAGGGTAGAATTATTCGGTATCGTCGTCTGCGTCGTGGGTGTTCTCGGTGCGTACCGCAGTGTTGTACATATCGAGTGCTCGGGCGCGGAAATCATCGTCACGCCATACGCGGAGCCACATTGCGCGTCTTATCCGCAAATCAGACCACGGTACTGCGTAGTACGACCCGCTTATCGTCATCAGCTTATGCGTGCGGAGGTATTCGAATACCGTCCACGCGAGTGACGGTCCGCGCTTAAAGTTGATCACAAACTTGCCTGTCGTCTGCGGGACGGCCAAGCGTGCCTTGTATCCCCGCACGGTGCAGAGCAGTCCGACTTGTTTCGCGGTATCTCCTGATCCGCGCTTGTACTTGGCCGCCGTGACGCGTACGCGTTGGCTAGAGTAGAACTTGACCGCACGACCTCCGGGCGTGTGTGGTGTCTTGAAACGTCCTGTGTCTTTTAGGTTCTCACGTTCTTGATTCACCAGCGCAAAGTGTACATTCGCTCTCTGTAGTGGCTTCATCAGGATAGGGAGCCATTCGGAGAGTGTACGAGCTTTAGGGCCGAACGTGTTATTGCCTTCTTCGTCCAGTGCCACTCGCGGAGGGGCGGACGCAAGGGAGTCGAGCACCACCAGAATCGGGATGTTGGCTTTCCTTTTTTTCGTCATGTCCTTACATATCTGAAGAAGCGCGTCAAAGGCGTCCTCAATAGCATCAGGTCGGGCGTAGATTAGAGACGACATATCTATGCCGACGTTGTCTATACGGGCAGGGTCTAAGGCGCCTTCGAAGTCGAACAATACGGCAACCCCGCCCATGTCTTGTACGTTCTTAATCGCCATGTGCATGAGCGCGGACTTCCCTGCCCCTTCAGGTCCGAAGATTTCGCTTATCCGTCCGCCTGCGAACCCGCCTCCGAATACTGCGTCCACGCCTGCGAAGCCTGTACTCACCCACGTAGTGACCGTGGAGAGCAGGTTCGGATCGTCACCGAACGTCACGTCATCCTCTCCCAGCACTTTCGCCATGTTCGTGCGAAGCATGGAGGCTATCTTATTGCGACCGTCTGACGAGCTTTTTCTTGCCTTTTTTATTACTTTTTTCGCGGGCTTCTTGCGCGGGGCTGGTTGTGTCGTCTTCTTGGTAACAGGCATATAGGGCTTCCTTGATTTCGTCAAATGAGTCGGCAGTTTCTCCGACAGTGGCTAGGTTGTCTAATACGTTGATCTCTGTGGCGATACTTACCACCAGTTGCTTGTACAGGCTTGCGCGTAACGTCTGTAGCTCCGTAACAGGGTCGACCCCTAGTGTACGGGTCACCGACACCGTAGGGTTAATCGACGAATACGATGGCATCCCTATTTTAGGGCTGTACGTTACTGTGATTTGGTCGCCTTCTTTTAATGACATAATATTTCTCGTGGTGTAAAGGTACTGCGGGCGTTTCCGCCCGCGGTACCGTGTTGTCGTTATTTACCTGCGCGTGCGCGTAGTCGCGCGCTTGCTGTGCTTCCTGTGCTTCCGGCTCCTCCGCCTCTTGACCTGCGTCGCGCAGGGGCAGGGGCGTCATCGTCGTCTTCGTCCGGCTCGGGCGCCTTGGTTTTACGGCCTCGGGTGGCGCTTCGTGCTCGTGTAGTCACAGGCGCCTCTTCTTCCTCTTCTTCGGCAGGCGCTTCGCCTTCGGGCGTCGCCACGAGTGTAGCCTCTTCGAGCGGTACTTCGAAGTCACCGTCTTCGGTGCTGAACACCACAATGACTCCGTCTTCCGTCTCCAACAGCTCCAGTACTTCGCCTTCGGTTACGTCGTCAGGGTCGTCTTCATCTTCGTAGCGGATGATAGAGCCGACCTCGATCTCAGGTGCCTTCGCTTTGGCTTTAGCTTTAGGCTTACGACTGCGAGGTGCAGGCTTGGCTTTGGCTTTAGGCTTGCGAGGGGCAGGGGCTTCTTCCTCTTCCTCTTCTTCCTCTACGACCTTCTTCTTAGGCGCGCGCGCAGGCTTACCCGCCTTCTTCTTCTTGGCCTTGGGTGTTGGCGCTGGTGTCTGTTCTCCGCCTTCCGACGGCATCGACAAGCCAAGATCTTCGAGGCGTTCCGTGCGGACAGCTAAGGAGGCGATTTCGGCCACATCGTCCGGTAGTGGGTAGTCCGCGTCCATGTAATTTTCAGGCATATCTTCGCCTGTGATCAGGTTATACGCGTCAGCTAGGTGCGTCCTGTCCACAGCAGGCACGAGCTTGTTCAGTGAGAAGGCGTAAGCGGCGACCGTCATAGCGTCGTTGATAGTGTCAGGGTCGACATCATAATCGGACAACGCGTCCACGAGAGGCTCCGCGTCATAGAATCGCACCTTATACCGCGTATCGAAACCGGTACCTGTTTTCGTCATTTTAAAGTTACGGCCCGTTTCCAAATGCGAAATATCATTGACGTCTTCGTCCTCGAACACATAGTCATCTATCGCGTCGTGCGCAGACACCTTCGATTCGATGATCTTGATAATCAACTTACCGTCGTCGTCAAACGCGTCCTGTACATCAACGACTGGTATGTAGTAGGAGGTTGCCCGTCCGAGGTACGTATCAAGGTCTGCCGAGAATTCTTTCCATGTCTCGCCTTTGGCCTTACTCGAAGCCCACGCACGCTTAAGCTCACGTTCAACAGGGCAAGCACAATTGAATGTCTCAGGCGAGGTAACCCATTGCTTCGTGTCGCGAATGATAAAGCGCTTAACGCAGTACCCTATCACACCTGTGATGTCGATAGGCAGTAGTCGGTAGGTTCCTTTTTTGAAATCCTTCATGTAGATGAATTTGAAGTTTCCTGCAGACTGGCGGTCTTCTTGGCGTTGTTGGTGGCGACGGCGCATACGGTCGTATGTGGACATAAGGGGCTCCTTATCGGGGGTTAAAAGTTGCGCGCGCCCTTGAGCACGGCAGTAAGTAGTTGGTTTCGTTGTCGTACGGACTCTGCGAGACTCCGGAGGCATTCGTATTCGTGTGCACACTCTGCGGATTGTTCGCGAGCTCGCTGTACTTTGTCGTTTCCGTCGACCATGCGGGTAATCAGACCGAAGTCTTTCGACGACCATCCGTACGCGCGGGCGTCTGCTGACTGCCCTCCGTCCACCACGGAACGGTATGCGATGTCGGTGTCGGATATGGTTTGATCGAGTTGCCTGCGTGACGCCTCTGAGCGTCTTCGGGCTCGGCTCGCGTGATACGCCCAGAACGCGTAATCCTCGGACGCGGTACTCGCCATTTCGTGTTGCTGTTGTTCGCTGTCAGGGATACGTAGTAACTCGGCAACATGCTCGCGCACTCTTTCCCCGTTATCCATTAGGAGGGTGACAGTCATTGCGTCGTCACTTACGGTTACCATGGTGCTCGATTTGAGGGTCATAGGCAAGATTGTACAGTACCGTACAGTCTTTGTCAACACACTTCATTATATTTGTCAGATAATTCTAATAACTCTTCGAGGGATTGAGGTTCGCGGGATTTCAGCGCGCCTTCTTCGTACCAGTAAAGGTCGTCATCTCCTCCGGTACCTTGTACGGTGTCCGGATGAAAGCCTACCATGGCACCCCACGTTCTCCCTGCCTCCACGTCCGCCACAATGGGGCACTTCAGCCAGTCCCACTCCGCTAGTGGGAGTAGGTCGCCTGCGAGGTGCATCACCGTCTCCATAATCGTCGTCACTATTTTCGCAACATCGGTTACTTCGTGTTCAGGGCAGTCTAGGATTATCGAGTCGTGTACCGTGAGGATTAAGATAGATTTGAACCCGCCCTCGCGTAGTGCGTCGTCAATCAGCACCAGCGACAAGAGTGTCATATCCGAAGCGCCTGACTGTATTGGGAAGTTAGTCGACTGTCGAAGTGCTCGGCTCACGACACCGCGGTCAGAGCTCTTCACAGCCGGTAAGCGTCTGCGTCGGCCTGTGTAAGTCTCAAGGTACCCTTGCGCCTGTGCGAGGTCTTGTGTACCGTCCAAACCGCGTTTAAGTGCTTTACGTGCGGCAAAGTAATCACGGATAAGGCGTTGTGCCTCTTTTTCGGTGATGTGCACTCCGTCTTTTTTGAGCGTCTTGCGCAGTGCTGGCGGTCCGGCACCGTACAGGATACCGAAGTTGATCCGCTTAGCGCGTGTACGCCACCCTTTGCGTTCCTTCTCCGGCAACTTAGCAAACGCTTCCGGAGACAGCTTACTTATGTCGATAGCCGTAAGCATGTGCAGGTCTTCGCAGTCGACATACGCCTTCAACATTTCCGGCTCATTGAACCAACTTGCGGCGATACGGAGCTCAACCTGTGAATAGTCCGCCTGTAGTAGCATGCCGGTCTTGCCGTGGCGACTTACGTACGCGTGTTTAGCAGACCCCGGGATATTTTGCAGGTTCGGCTGGCTAGAGCTGAGGCGACCCGTAGCGGCGCCTGTGGGGTTGAAACGCCCGTGGATCCGGCTGTCAGCGTCGCGCATGGTTAGCATCGGCTCCACGTAGGTACCAAGCAACTTAGTGAGCTTCCGGTATTCGAGTATGAGCTCGACAAGGCCTTCGTCGCCCCCGTCTTCACTGATCTCTTCGAGAGCGGCGGCATCGGTTGCGAAGTGTCTCCACTCCTTTTTGTTCACTGCGTCAATCACCACGTCACTGAATTCCACCGTGGCGTCTGCTTTACTCTTCTGCTGGTAACGGTAGGTAAGCGTATCCTCGCCCGTCTTCGTGAGCGAATAAGGCGGAATATCTAAGTGCCCGTAGAACAGCTTCTGCAACTGCGTGGGACTGTTGGGGTTGAAGTCAGGGACGGTACGTGTTACCTCGCCCGTACGCTTGTGTGTCTTCTCGACTGCGTTCTCCATCCGGAAACGTAGTACCACAGGGTGCCCCGCCAAGTCCGCCTCTAACTGCCTAACTTGTGGCTCCAGCTCCGCCTGCATGCGTAATACCACCGACTCGTCGACCGTGGCGCCTGCGTACTCCATCCGCATGAGCACATCGGATAACCGCGGTAAGAACGACTCAGCGAGGTCGTGCAGTTTTAGGTTATCGACATACTCTGCGTCTTCCTGCATCTGGTGGTAACATTGCAACGTGCAGTCGGTGTCCGCCGCCGCATACGGAAACAAGACGTCTGCGGGGAAGCATGCGTATGACCCGCCCTTGCGCGGATCGCACAGCGGTTGTTCTTTTTTGTACCTGTCGAGGTCGCTGTCGTACCCGCCCATGTCGGTGTATTTATACGCTAGGAGCTTCAGCCCGTGATTGCCCGGCACTTCGTCGATCGTCATGTGCGTGAGCATCGTATCCAACGGGTCGGGCGGGTAGGTGCCGATCGCACGTAGTATGTGCTGTTGATCAAACTTAGCGTTCTGGGCGAGGAACGGCACGTCTGCGTTAAACAATCGAACTAGCGCCGCAGTTACGCGCGCCCTGTCGTCTTCGCGTTGTTCAACATCTTCGGTTAGGTACGCGTGTTGCTCTGTGTACCACGCCACATGTTTCATAGCGGCGTCGTACGCGATGGCACCCGCTGTGAGTGTGGTCTTCTCTTTGTCCTTGTACCTGCGCTTAGGCTCCGAAGGTATTTGGAATGATGGAAGAGCCTGCGGTAACGCCCACGGACTCTGTACATGGTCGTACGGTATGCAGTAACCGTATCCTACTTCGTTGGTGAATGTAAAACAGAGCAAGGAAGGGAACCCGTTAGGAACATGCGAATTCAACCTACCTGTCTCAGTGTCGTAGGCCACCAACATCCGGTCTTCGATAAAAGCATCTACCATGTCCTCGACTTCTTCAGGCGTAGTGAGAACCGTATACTCCCCCATCTTACTGCCTATCTCACCTCCGTCACAGACATCGTCTATCGTACTTATGGCGGTCAGCCAATCCTCGGTAAACTGGTCAGCGAATATGATGTACTCTGCCGTGTTTAACGCCAGCACCGGTACGTCTTCGTACCCTTCGAGGATACACGACAGTACCGCTCCGTGTAAGCTGGTTATGCCTTTTTGCCCTGTCAGTACTTCAAGAGACGTAGCACCCACAGCGACAAACATTTCAGGCGCGAAGTGTTCTACCTGCTCTAAGAAGCCTTCGGCACACGCCTTGACCACTGTCTTTGTCGGGTTCTTAGACCGGAACGTACGACAGCCCGCGACGTACGCAAAGGCGTGTGTGTGTTTGACGCGTGCCCTTGCCTCACGTTCTAGGAGCTTGCCGGGTCGTCCCGCATTCGGCTTACCTGTGCCGTCTTCGTTGCCGTTCGGAGCGGGCAGGACAAACAGCACTTCAACAGGGTCGGGATACTTGTCCATAGCCGTGAATCCGTGCGTGCGGACTTCGTGCGGATCCTTAAGTGCTGATATGATTTTCTTCGCGTCACGCTTGTACCTGTAGTCACCTTGCCCCGCCTCGTGGTCGGCCTTGGCGCCTTGTTGGTACTCCGCGAAGTCTGCGTGAAGAGGGAACAACGGGCAGTACGCGCAACCTGTACTCTTCGCAGGGTCAGGGTCAATTACGTTTAAGTGTAGATCGTTACTCATCGCTCCTCCCACAGATCGTAGAGACCGTGTCTTCTATGTTCTTATAACTCAAGCGCGAAGCGCCCACACGTTGTGTGCGTCTCTTTATGTTCGTCACAGCGCGTTGAACACCTGCCAGCAGGGTCAACGGTGCTCGGGCATCCCACAGGCGTGCGAGGTTGTCGCGCTCATCCCACGGGTCACCCTCTTCTAACGGTAACCGTGTGATCGGTACGTCAAGGGTGGTGAGCGGGGACGCCACTTTCGCTTCGTCTGCGTCCACATCGGTCGCTATTACTATCTCGGTGGTGCCTTCGTCGACCAGTTGTCGCATGAGCTGAACTTGTGCGTTACTGACTCGCTTACCTAAGAGCGCCACCGCAGGGATACCGATAGAGTCGAAGGCCATCATATCGAAGGCGCCTTCTACGACAACCACGACAGGCGCCTTGCGTGCGAGGTCAAAGCCCAGTAAGCATTCGTCTTTTGTGTAGTGCCCTGCATCGTTAGGAGGGTTGAGGGATTTCTGGTCGTGCTGTCCACAGTACCTGTTCGTCCAGTACACCAGCTCGCGATTCTGCCATACGGGGAATATTAACCGCTTCCTGTATACCCCTCGCATGCACAGCCCTATGTCGTGACGCGCCACATGCTGATCGTCCGCGCCCCGTCTTTCCAAGTATCGCCAGCCTGATCGGTTTCGGATCGTCTTACGTTCTCGGTTCAACCACACAATCCCCTCCGGTAACGGTACGGGTCGCAAGGCACCTCGCAAAACGGACAGCGGATACAGTGTGTTGATTACGGACTCGGACAGGCGTGCCACCTTGTCGGCTCGTGCTTCTACTCCTAGATCCTCGATGTCTGCGTCCGAATACCGCCTGCCCGTCACGTCGGATAGAATACGGCGAACAGATGACGACGCGTACTCACAGCGAAAGCAAATCGCTTTGCCTTTTTTCGCGTTGATGCGTAGTGTCTGTTTCGACGATTCTGAACCCTTACGATCAAGGCAGAACGGGCATTGGAACTGGTACTCAGGTGCGTTACCGCCTGCGGTACCTAAAATATCTTCGACAGTGTAAATCCACGACATTAGCTAGCCTCCCTGCTCTGTGCGAACGACCTGCGTTTAGGTTCCTGCGCAGGGGTCGAGGCCTTCGCTTTGCCACCCAAACGCGCCCGTGTGCTCGCTTTTGGCTTCTTCGTCTTCGTCTTCGTGCCCTTGCCTAAAGTCTTACGAGGCTCTTTAGGTACGCTCCGCTTCTTGCGCGGTTCCTTGGTCTTCGCATGCTCTCTCGTGATAGAACTGACGTCACGTGTCGGCTCGGTTTTACGCGATCCGTGGTGGTGTGCGTTACCGCGGTCGTTCGGTATAGGATCCGTACGCAGGTCGCTTGCTGTGTACTCGGCCTGTCCTTTGTCGGCGTCCGGTATATCGAGTCGGTCGTCACACACGGGTAAGCCTGCCACATCGTAGTAGCCTACAGACTGCATGAGCGACATATTCCTGCGCATGACGCACTTGATCGCTCCTCCGTCTTCTGCGTTACGCAACGCCGCGAGTACGAGGCGCGACTCCTGCGCTTCGACTTCTTCTTTCGTCTGGCACATCGCAATAAGTGCGTCTGCTATCGCCGCCTTTTCGAATGACTCTGCGAGGTCGCCTATGTTCAGCGTGGGCTTATCCATTGACGATCTGTTTGCCTGTGACCCCGTCCATACTGCGCAGTTGTAATCATGTGCAATCGTACGCAAGTCTTCGTAAATACCTGCCTGTGCGTGTCGCATGTCTTCCGTCCTACGCTCAGCCTTCATAATATCTGCGTAATCGACGATCAGTAAGTCAGGCGCCCACCCATCGGACTGTAACAGAGACAGGTGCGTACGTAGTAAGCTAGGGGTCATTGTACGCGTCGGATAATGTTTGATGAACAGCTCACCGTGGATGTGCTGTTTACGTCTCTCGGTTACGATCTCCACAAACTTCTCAGGCGCGGACGCACGGTAATCAAGGTACTGACCGCACAAGCGGGCATCGAAGCGCATGGCCAGCCGTTCGAGGTTCATTTCGAGTGTGTAGTAGGCGACACGTAACGGGCGTAATTCTGCGGTGACAGGGTCGATTATGCCGTTGGAGCATAACGCACCGTACGCCATGTTGATCAACGCCATCGACTTGCCCCGTTTCGGAGGGCCGAAGATAACTCCCAGCTCGCCTCGGCCTAACCCTCCTCCGAGAGCGTGGTCTAGGTGTGGGATGCCGGACGTGATCAGTCTGCTCGGGTTGAGGGATTCGTTGTACCAGCTTAGGCATACCTCAGGACTGACCGTATCCCACGACATACCCATGTCGGTGATGTCTTGTCCAACCAGCGTAGCCTCTTGTATTAACGGCATGATCGTATGGTCGCCGCGCTGGATCCGCTCGGCGGCCTTCATCACAGCATTACACATCGCCTGCTGTTTGCCGAACTCGATCGCGCGTGCCATAACAGCCTGCGTGTCAGGGATCTCGCGCTTGTACGCCTTCGATATGTATTTACGACACAGCGCATAAACCTCGGAGTCTTTCGCGTAGTCATCGGTGGCTTCTTTGAGCAACTCTTTCGACGGCAAGCCTGCGAACTTGTCTATGTGTGCGAACAACGCGCGGGCGACCGTGCGGTGTATTACGTTCGTAAAGTATTCGTGGGATAAAGCACTTCGGTATTTGAGGACAAAGCCCGGCGTACGGCAGGCGACTGCGAGCAGGTGTGCCTGAAAAGATTCTTGAAACTGTGTTGCGTAGGAGAAGTCGTTCATAAAGCCGATACATGTGTGTGCGAAAATAAGTGCTCGAGGATTCGCAATGGAGTATACAAAATAGTATCCAGCGGGACGTTACCGTCACCACAATCCCCGAGACACTTAAGTGTTCTCGGCTTTAATGTTATCTGTTGTATTTCCAATGCTCTTCTATTCTAGTGATTTTTCTACTCACGTCAAGTGCCTTCACCATAAATCGGCATATTTGTTGATAATAGTGGTAGGCACCCGCGGGCTAGGTTGTGTGCGTGGGGTTTCCTTCTGCTGGATGTATGCCACGTAGTCGTCCCATTTCGTCCCTAAGTCAGGCACCGAGGCTCCGACGTGCGGGGTAAGTACCTGCACAGAAGCGTTCCAGAATACCGCACGTTCCAGCTCGCCCGCGTCGAAGGTTTTCAGAGTCTGCAGAACCTGCCTATCTGCTAGCACCCCTGCACGCGCTTGCGATAAGAAGCGCCGGTACACTCGCCACTCAGGACTTCGCAACTCTTGCGCGTACAGGAACGGGCGTGGGTTATCTCCGAGAGCTGTGCACACGTAGTCGAGCGCCGCTTGTCCCTCATCGTATATGATCGCCTGTAGGAACGTGCCCGACTGTGTGCGACGTGCTAAACCATCAGACCGGTCGGTCTTCGTGTGGTCTTTTTGGCGCCTATTGTAATTACTTGCGCGCTCAGCGCCTCCTGCGCTCGACAAGTAGACGGTCTGGAAACCGTACTTACGTACGCGGGGAGCCTGTCGCAGGTACTCCATATTTGCACGGCAGTATACGCCAAAGTCGATACCAAGGTCGTGTGATGTGTGCGTCGCACGTGCCAATGATTCTATGTCTTTAGGTGCGGGAACCCATGTGCCACGCCCGCGGACGCCTCGAGGCGGGCGACCGAAGACCTCGCTGTGCGCTCGTATGTAAACGTCTAAAGGGTCGGACGTGATCTCCTGTGCCACTGCGGTTGCGCCTAATAAAGCGAGCGTCTGTGTGGCTGTCGCTATGATGTTCACCATGCGTTGAACTCCAGCGGGTCGTCGCATTTAACGGTGGTGATCGCCACCGAATATTCCTCGCGTTCGTAGTGCTCCGCACGATCCGCCGCTTGGTCTATCAACATAGGACTGCCTGTGGGTACCATGTCCACCACCAACACATCGTCTTTCCCTCCAGCTTCGAGCCTGCGACCACGCCCTATGCGTTGGATCGTTGACTGTACGCGACGAACACCATCGGCTAGGATAACCGCTTCTATCGCGTCCACGCTCTCGCCTTCGTCGAATACAGTACTCGCGAGAATGATGGGTACGACCTTGTCTTCAAAGTCCTGTTTGCTTTGTGTACGTTCTGCCATCGGTACCTTGCCGTCCACGCGCCTGAAGTCTAGCTCGTAACGCCTAAGGTATCGCGCGATATTATCAAGGTGGTCGTGTCTGCGGGCAATGATTAGCGTAGGTCGACCCTGCTCTTCAACCATGTACTGTGCAATCCGTGCGATACAATCGTTATAGTGCGGGCACTTGACCACATAGGTTGCATACGCGTCTTGATACGCGGACACCCCTTGTTTTTTCGATACCATTTTCGCCGCGTAGTGCGCACGTAATAAACTGATCTTGTTCTCTTTCGGGAGGGCTTTGACCGGTGGCTCGTATAACAACATCTGTATGCGTTCGTTTGCGACAAGGCCTAGGCGCTTCAGCTCTGCGTCTTTGACTTCGTACACAATGTCACCACAAGCGGCGATCAGTTTCGCGTCCTGCAGTGTGTCGTACCGTAGGGGCGTTCCGCTCATTCCGATACGCAGGCGCGCGCTCTTAGCTCGCTGGAGCGTGAGCTTATAGTACGTATTCGCAGAGAGGTGGTGCACTTCGTCGTTGATTAACATGCAGGCGTTTTGCACCAAATTTACGATAGGCCTGTACTTCTTCTTCATCTTGTTTTTAAACGCAACATCGAGCGAGGCGGAGGTGGCCACAACAATGTCGCCGGGTATGAACACACCTCCTGCGATAGATCCGACCGTGGGCTCGCCTTGTTCGTAGTAACTAGATAGCGCGTTAACCGTCTGCGTCACCAGCCCCTTTTTCGGAACCACCACGAGGATAGGCTGTTGCCACTCGCAATAGACCTTCAGACACAGTAACCCAATCATAGAAGTTTTACCTGAGTTATGTGTAACTGTGAAGTCGGGCAAAAGGTAACGGTGGTCTTTGTCAACTGTGAACCCTACGAACGCGCCAGCACCCACAGGCGTTACTGTAAAGGCCGACCGTAGTACGTCCGTGCGCCGCACATAGGGTGTGATTCGTTTCCTTGGGATCCGAACTGGGATGTCCCATATAGCACCCGATATATACACCCGATAATACTTACGCCCGTGGACGTATTTGGCGGTGCTAGCGGCGTAGAACCCTACACTGCGGGCAACGAAAACGACATCATCCGCTAGCTGTTTCGACACACTGCTGAACTCGTACGTACTGCACCTGTCACGTATATTCGCGGAACCGTCTGTGTCTATTAAACCTGCTAACACTGCCAAACGATTAGCACGTGTTGCGTATTTATACTGTTCAGGTATGTATTTATGTGAGCACGTAAACGAAGGTATGCCTGCGTCTAATAGCTTCTTCTTCAGTTTATTAGGCACACGTGCGTTTCGCGTAGGGTTGACGATACTGAAATAGGACGCGCGGTTGCCTCTGCTATCTTCTCTGCGATTCACCTTCATACCGAGGTCGTTGGCTAAGGCATAGACCGCTTGGGATATTTCGTCGTCCATCGTAGTAACCATAGGTGTACCGCTTCCTAGGCTTCCGTCCCCTAGCAGGACGCCCATCATATAAGCGGGGATAGGTTGCGTACTTTGCGGGCGATGGAAGGTGTCGACAGGCACCTTGAAGAGTTTATGTATGTGCTTCTGTGTCTTACTCCACTTTATGTAGTCAACAACCGGCACATCTAATACGCTGTTGTCCAGACAGTTCTTAAACACGCGGAGGCGTTTCTTGCACGGGGTACGGACGAGTGTGAGAGGGTGTGTGCCTGTTACTGTGAACGGGTCACCGCGTTGTGGTGTAACCTTGTACAGATCTGCGACCCCTTCATGGCGTACTAATACACGTCGTGGTGTACCGTCAGGCCCCATTAGGAGATCGCCTAACTGAACATCTTCCACGTACGCGATACGCCCGCAGGCGCGCATAACTCGCTCCCCGTACGCGTGACAAGATGTTGGGCTCTTCACGATACCACCGCCCGCTTCTAATACAGCACGAGTCGCATCGTAGATATGGTCATAAACCGGCACACGCTTGTCTCCTACGGGTACAGTCATGTAGTCGACAGTCAGGTCGTCTAGGTTAATATCAACACGGTCGCTGTTGCTGATTTCTGTAGTATGTCCAGCGTCTTCTAAATACTGAACAACCTGCGGTACCATCCCATGCGGGACACCATGCTCATCGTCGTACAGACTGATTAGACCGTCCACACGGCCTTCCGCATACGCTGTAGTCGACTCCACGTTCTTATCGAAGAAGCACAGACAATCCTCGTATAACGCTAGATCACAACCCACACGGGCGTATCCTTGTTTAATTCGTATCTTAATGTGCATCCCGTTATTATACACACTTCGTATACGTTGTCAAGGTATATTATAACGTGACAGTTTGTCACCCACACTTCGTCCTAAAATCAAGGATTGAGCGCCTGCGCTCACGTTGCGGAGCAACCTCGGCTAAAACCCCGTTTCTCCGTACGCATTCGCTTCGCTCATGCGTAATCAAAACAGATAGAAACAGTAGAGACAGTCAGTGCCGTCATCGCTTCGCTCAAGTATTCTACACACCTACTTCCGTACCTGTCAAGTCCTTTTTCGCAGTTTTACGAAAATTACACACACTTAGGGTACTGTTCGCGTAATCTTAGTCAGGTGTTCGGGTGACAGTTTGTCACATTGGCGGTCTATCGCTTGAATACGTACGGGGCGAGGGCTTCGAGGAGGTCGCCTTTTATATCAGGCGGTAAGTCTGCGCATTCGAGGAACACCTGCGGGGTGTCTATGTGGGAGCTTTCGCTTAAGAACGCGTCTAGGTCTCCGTCTGCCTTTTTCTTCGGTCGTTGGTCGTTGATACTTTGGTAAGCGTGGCTGTGCTGTGCACACCACTGTAGTGCGCACAGGCGCGCAGGCACCGGTGCTTTGGTATGTCCGTAGGCTCGGAGAGCTGTAAAGGTGCTGAGAAATGTGCCGTTGTTCATAGGGATCCTTACGTTGTAAGGTTAGAGTAGGCCGGAGTTATTCCGGAGGGGCGGGAGCTTCGGGTTTTCGTTCTTCGAGGATACCCCGCAGGCGCTCGACCATGGAGAGCTCACGGCTATCGGTGGCCATGCTGTCGATAGACTTCTGCATGTAGGTTAGCTTGGTCTCGATACTGCTAAGACGCTGTCGATCCGTGTCGTTACGGTGCTCGGTATGTAGTGTACTGATCTCAGATTTCAGCTCGACGATGGTGGCGTCGTTGTCGGATATTTGCTCGGTAAGTTTGGCGGTCTTCCACACCCCGCCAAAGATCGTACCGCCCATCGAAGCCACGAGGGCTAGCGGGATAACGAGGTTGTTATTGCGTATCTGGATCGCAGGTTTGTCTTCGTCGGGCATGATGTGTCTTTCGTTAGCGGGCTAGGTATTGTGTGAGTAAATCGCGTCCTGTGTCTCCGACTGTTACGCCTGATTCTATACTGCGTACCGACGTTCCGACAGGGAACAAGTGTGCCACGCCTCGCATAAGCTCCTCAGACATCCGGTCGATTTCCGTGCGACTGTTGGTGGTAAACACCTGCCCACGTGCTGTCCGTAGGTCGACATGGACTTGTCGCATAGGGCGCGCACTTGCGGGCGGGTTCGTGGGGTCGGTGTCTGCGACAACCCAATCGAGGGTCTTGGTGCCTGCGGGCAGTGTGTTGGTTGCTCCGAGGGTGTCGAGGAGCGCTTGGTCGGCTGGAGGTGCGCTTGTGTAGTCATCCCACTCAGTCGCAGAGTCAGGTACATAAATGGGGTGGACTATAGCCTGTATATTCATCGCAGACGCAACCGAGGACACTGCATCCGTCAGGCCTCGATACTGTACTGCGCGCTGTGAGAGGGCGGTGCCAGACCGTAGATCAGGTACGTCGACGTGGTTGTACGTTTGCGCGAGGCGGTTGAGCACGGCTGTGGGAGCGCTCAGCGCGCCACGTACGTCGAGAACAGCGCGGTTGTCGTGTTGGGTGCGTGCGGTGTAGGCCGACAACAAGCGCGCAAGGTATTTATAGACCCCATCACGATCTAACGCGTCGAATACGCGCATATCCACGATCGTACGCTCGAACGCGGATACCCAAGGGAACCAGCGCGGAGCCTTCCAGCGGTATAGTCCGCCATCGGACGGTACGCCTGCGGGCGTGATAGGGATAAGCCAGACCACCTCAGAGAGCTCAGGGTATCGGAACACCCACGCGCCTGATGCTTGCATCACGCCCACCATATCAGCGCGGGCGCCATAGCGCTTCAGCCCGTCACCATCGGTAGGTATGTAGTCGGCAGGTATCACCACTGCCTCGCCTGCCTGATAATTAACAGCCACGCTGGCTTCTCCGTACGTACGCGCGGTTACGGATCGTACAAGTAACGGGAAGAGCGGGCGGTGTCCGTCTGTGTCGTACCGATTCTCCGTGCTTCCGTCGTTAAGAGGGCTCAACTGCAACTGTCCGCCCATGGTAAGCAACGCATTGATCGACGTCCGATCTGGCTCGACATAAAGACTGCCTCCGAGGGTCGAGGTCGCAGTGAGGTCGGGTGTCTTGGTGACGACCGCCACGATCCATGTTACAGTGAGCGTGGCGGTACTGGTTATAGCGCCTTCGACGAATTCGTCGACTAAGAACGCGCCACCGACCGTGGCGGTCTCTGCGACATCCCCTGCGATTTGATCAATCAGCTCCAGCGCGCCTGCGAGTGTTGCGGTTTCTACGGTGTCTCCTGTGAGGAGGGAGGCAATGTCAAACGCACCTGCTAAGGCTTCGGTTTCAGTTACAGCGCCTTCGACGGGGTACGTAGTGGGCAAAGTACCTGACAAGGCCTCGGTTTCTGTGACCGCGCCTGTTATGTCGGTGTTGAGGGTAAGCGCTCCGGTGAGTGCCTCAGCTTCGGTTATGTCGCCCGTTATTTCGGAGGCGGTCGCGAAAGCTCCGGCAAGCGTAGCGGTCTCGGCCACAGCACCTGTTATGTCGGTGTTGATGTCGAATGCACCTGCAAGCGTCTCGGTCTCAGCCACAGCACCCATAAGGAGCGAGGCAATCGTGAGCGCACCCGACAGTGCTTCGGTTCCTGTGATGTCGCCTGTCATTTGTATTGAGCTCTCCACTTCACCGCCCGACACAGCCGTTTCGGTGATGCCTCCCACTATGTCCGCGTTGACGTCGAACGTGCCTGACAGCGTCTCGGTCTCTGTAACCGCGCCTGCAATCGGGTAGATTACGGGTAACGAACCAGCAAGTGCCTCGGTCTCAGCAACCGCGCCCGCTATGTCGGTGTTGACCGCCACTCCGCCTGCCAGCGTCTCGGTTTCTGTGACGTCACCGGCTATGTCGGTGTTGATGTCGAAGGCGCCGGCAAGGGATTCAGCTTCCGTTACCGCCCCTGCTATCGTAGAGGTGATGTCGAACGCACCTGCGAGTGCTTCAGTCTCGGTGACTTCGCCTGCCACGTCGGTGTTGACCGCCACTCCGCCCGCAAGTGCTTCAGCCTCGCTCACATCACCTGTTATGTAGTGCCCTAATCCTACCTCACCACCCATAACCGCGTTTTTGCTGATGCTTCCTGATACTTGCTCTTCGAAGGACTCGGTCAACTCTTCGACCGTGGCGAGCGTACCTATCCGGTAAGAGCTGAGGTTGCTGTTTGCTAGAGGTACGAACGCGATCTCGGTGTCGACAGCGGGCGTGAACACGTGGTCGATCCCGTGAGTGTTCCATTCCCCACTGCTGTTCATTGTGTAGTTTAACGTCTGCATCAGGTTGACATCCGCAGTGATGTCGTGGAGCTTTGTTTGGGTGTACCCAGTAGTCGTATATGCTCCGCGCTCTTCGAACCGCATACGGTACGTCTTACCTGCGGTCAACGACCACTGTCCTGTGACGGGGTCGTAAGGGATGGTTCCTAACCCTGCGGGGAATTTAATAGCCTCGCCTATGACGGGCACATGGGCGACCGTCAGCTCTTGGTACGCGAACGCCTCGCGTAGCTTGCGCACGGTCATAAACGATGCGGTGGTGTACACCGACAGTGAGCTGTTCAGTGACGGGCGCAATCCTATATGTGTATCGACGGTCGGTTGTATTATCTTAGACACAGCACTTTCGCTGTGCCTGTTTGTGACGTTTGCGATTACGGCACGGACGTTCTGCTCTGCACCAATATAGGCGGATGCCGTGTGGTTGTATAGTCCCCACTGTGTACGTGCGGCGGAGCTGGTGGTTGTAAACGTACAGCCTAGTTGTGCCTCTATGATGTACGCCCCTCCGGCTTTGAGTAGTACTCTGCGCCGGTCATTGTCGGGTACGATGTCGACCCCGTGTGTACCTTTGAACGCCTCCCACGGGACAGACTGCCCTGACGGGTGGGTGGATTGGTTCACGAGGATCGAGAGCGTCAACGTCTCTTCGGTACCCGCCTGTCGCACCATAGCACGCGTCTCGCCTGCGTTAATAGTAGTGAGCCCGCCACGTGTGTCTAATATGAAGCCTATCTCCGCGTCCGCGCTCGGGATGACAGGTGCGTGTAGTATCTCCGCGCTGGCGCCTAGAGACGAGTACGACACCTCGCGGGGTACCCCGTACTCGCTTGAATTCACGGAGGTCGTGTAGTTGCGCACACGCGTTACGATATAAGCGGCGTCGGCGCGTTCGGACAGGCGACAGAGGTAGTACTCGTAGGCCTTGACCTCCCAGCGGTATGTTCCTGCATTGAACCCTAAATTACCGTCGTCGGCAGTGTTAAACCGAAAAGGATCTCCGGGGTTGATACCTGTCGTCTGGTCGACCGACATAACCGCCTGCATGTGCAGGTTCTGGTTGGTACGCGCCCACGTGAGCTTGCGGTCTGCCTGTTGCATATCTGCAAGAGACATGGCGCTTGCGTGCAGGGCGGACACGTGCATAAGACCGTCGACAGCTTCTCCTGCGGGGGCTCCGGCACCTGCCATGACGTAGAACGAAGTTACCGCGGGTGTGAACCCTAGGTCGGCAATACCGCTGATTGTGTTCGTGAGATCAACCCCGTCCACAAACAGGCGTCTGTCCGCAGATAAGCGCGCAAATGACGCACTTAGTCGCATAGGAACACCCAGAGGCGGAGCGTCAAAGACCGCGGACACTTCGAGGACGTCGTCTATGTAAATGGCGTACAGTAACTTGGTATCATCGGAGTCGTGCTCACGGATACCTGCGTAGTCGTTCGTCCCTATGTCCGAGTATGACACCCACCCATCTAGGTCGGCTATCTTACGCGTGAACACTATTGTGTGTGCGAAGTCGGATGTATGAGTCGGATTAGCAACCCCGTGGTCATCGACTCCGTCGTACGCAGAGGAGAAGAACCCGTCCGCAGGCTTGTATATCTGCGAGTCTATGACCGCGCCACTGGTGAGCGTCATATCGTCCGAGCCGATAGCGTCAACCAGCGTGGTACCGGTCGAGCCCGCGCCTCCGTATGCGTGGTCGTACCCTAAGATAAGAAACTCATTCAAGAGCGTCGTCTCGAGCGAGCCTGCCATGGCGGTTAGGGGGGCGATGGCGCCTGTGATCGTTTCCATTACGCGCCACCGTTCGGTACGATATTGTTTGCAGGGTCTTTAAGCCATGCCTTGAATTCCCGCTTAGCCAGCCCTAGCAACGGAGACAGGATAATACCATTCGGTACTTGGTCGAGCACAGCCTGTGTGTGCGGGTCAAGTACTTTCACCGGTGTAGTGACCTGTACCGTACCGTCCAAGACCTCGCCCCCGTTGCCGTCGTCTATCCAGTTATCGACCGTATCTACGACATCCACGTACGTGCTTACGATATACGCTTCTACGATCGTCACTGTACCGTTATTGAACAACGCCTCGCCCACCACAGCTTTGACCTCTGCGTCCGTTTTGCCGACAGCCCACGCCATTGCGTCTGCGATGTCCTGTACGTCGTCCGAGTCGTTGGTGCGATTGACAACCCGACCTAGCGCGCGCTCCTGTGCGGGGCACGTCAGTTCGAGTACCAAGCGTAGTAACGCGGAGTATGCAGGGTCGTTCTCAGGTGGTACGGATACCGCCCAGAACAGACGGTCGTCGGGTAAGGTAGGCATAGCGTTTAACCCAAACCCCCGCAAGGGGTGAGGAGCGACGAACGATGTGACAGTTTGTCACATTATGAGATAGCGATAGACAATGCGGCGGCGGTAATAGTCTGACCGTCAGCGACATTAACCGATGCACGATCCCAGTACGCGAGTACCACGCCTGCTTCGTCGACTGCAATTGCGCCTGCGACGTTGCTGATGGCACCACCGGCGGCAGTCCATACTTGGTTGTCGAGTGTGATCTTACCTGTAGGAGCGTCAAACGTCCAGTCGGCGGCTCCTGTGGTGATGCCACCAGTGGTGTAGCCGTTTCCGGTGGCAACTTCGATAAAGTCGTTACCTGACGCGATAGCACCGACCGCATCCACGGTTGGGTTATCAGTAACCACGGTTGTGTCGTGCAGGAGAATAAGAGCGACCGCGCTGTTAGCGAATCCTGTCTCATTTGCGGCCAAGGCCGCAATGCGGTTAGTGTTTTTCAAGAGCGTTTCGCGCCCTTTACGTGTTAGTGATGCCGCCATGATGATAACCTCGAGTAGAGTGAAAAGAAGATAGGTACATTGTACACTTTTTAGGGTGTTAATTCTACGTAGCGTAACCGTAACGCACTAGACGGGCGGTCAACGGCTGTGTATCTGAATTGATTGTTCGCTATGGACGACCGGTTCCATATATCAGCAGGGTCGTCTTGATATGTTTGTAAGTCCTCTAACGGCAGATAAGGCGCAACACCGGCTATCTGCGGGGTGGTGTTTAACGTGCCCGCAACTGTGTCCGGAGGGTACAGATCGTCGACCGTGTTGAGTACTGTAGGGTCGAGGCGTCTGTCCAAGTGCACGAGCGAAGCGGTATTAGCTCCCCCTGCCATGGCACCACTGCTGACGATCTCCGCGCTGGATATTCCGATAGGTTGGTTATAGCTGGTGCCGAGGTTGCGGGCAGTGAGGTCAACCGTAGTGCCGGTTCGTGCTCCTATTACGATAGGGGACGCGCCTAAAATACTGACGAAATTGTCCGCGGTGGCTGTCGCGTCCGCGCCCAAAGCCACGACAATACTGTCAGGCACAGTGCCCGCTCCGTTGGTGAATTCGTAAACGGTGGGGAACCCTGTAGAGTCGTATAACGTAACCGTACTGCCGGTGGCGGGGACGGCATTAAAGGTTACCGTACCTGTGGCGGGTGTCCAGTCCTCTTTCGATTCTAGGGTACGAATCACGGTACATTGTTGAACACGGGTTAGCGCCTCGACCGCCTGTACGATCGACAACACTGTGACGTTCAGCGCGTCCTGTTCGAACAGCGAAGACACGGCTGTGCCCACGGATTCGCGCAAGTCGGCCAACACCACACCCAACACGGGTACGATGCGGAGGTACACGTCACAGTACGCGAGACCGGCTTCGGGCGTAGTAGCCACAATCCCGACGGCTGACTTGTCGGCAAGGTAGGTCAGGATGTTCTCACGGCTTAGCGTGGGATTGACGGTGGCCACGATCGCAGACGTTAGCACACTGCTTCCCCTGTTCACAGCCACCGGTATTGTATCGGTGGTGCCTGCCCACGTCCGTAAGTCGACTGCGAGCGCTTGGTCGGTGGAGAACGCCCACACAGCGGTGGCGTATGTGGCAAAGCCTGTGCTTACCGCACCTCGGGCATAGTCGTCGCGCGTGATCAACTGTGTGCCTGTCGTTTGCGCACGTACCACTTGATTGCGCAGTATTTCTAAGTCGGATGTGTTGGTACCTCCGGTCGCGCTGGTAACGGACGTAGCGGGAGCCACTGCCGTGTCATTACTGGATGTGAACGTGCGGGAGTAGATCAGCGAGGGTATGGACAGCGTAGGAGCGTTACCGCCCACGCCTCGTGTGCTCTCGTACGCCACCACCATATTGCCCGCAGGAGGTGCCGTCCCGTGGATCCCGTCTCCGAATATCAGTGCGACCGCGCGGTCGTTTGGGGTTCGTATCTCGTAGTGCAGGTCATCAGGTGCCGAGTTCGCCAAGGTGTCCACGCGTTCCCACACATCACTGGAGGGTGTATGGGTTACCACGACCGTGCTGAGCAGGGTTGACCGTGTGTTACTGACAAACGGGAGCTCGAGCTGGACATTGGGTTGCCCGTCTACGAAGAATGAGCGTGTCTCCGGCTTGACCTGTCGAGCGCTGAACACCAGAAGGCTTTCGCCTGCGGATACGTCAATGCTCGCGTCGTCTGCGATTACCCACGGGACAAGTCGGCTGTCTGTGAATGCAGTATCTTTAAGCACTTCGGCAGTAAGTAGGCCGGTGCCGGGGTCGGGTACAGTAATTGAAAAGTCACAGACCGCGGGTGATCCTAAGGCGGGTTGCAGGCCTTCGGAGGTCGCGATACGTAGTAGGCTGTTAAAGTTTTGAGCGGTGGCGGGTATCAGTTCGTTGACCGCCACGTCCGTACCGTTGGCGCTCACGTCCATAGCATAGGCGATTAGGTCGAGAAGTAACCCCCCTAGGCCGTTGATGTCGTCAAAAGACGCTCCGAGGTCGGGACGTGTCACCTCGATATGGGCACGCAAAGCGGTGCGCGCAGTGTCGAAGTCACGTGCTGTGTAGTCGATACTCGCCATTATGGTGCTCCTAACAACGCGGATCGTTGTATGTTCAGTTCGTAGGTGTTAGTTGTCTCGGATCCACGCACGCGGTAACGTATCTTTACTTCCGGTGTCGTCTCGTTGGCGACCACAGACACGTCCTCGAGTAGGACGTCCGTAACCTGCGCTGTGATCTCCCCGGCAATGCGGAACGCTGTTGACTGTGCCGTGAGTTCTGCGGTTGTACTGAACAAACGTCCATAGGCGTACCCACCACGGTTCCTGCGCATCAAGCGTGAGCCCACAGGCGCACCTACCGTAAGGGCGATGGCACCCCACTTAGAGTCTTCAACGGCTCGTGCGTTAAAGGGGGCTTGGTTTGCGTCGTCGACGGCAATGGGGAGTCCAAGCCCGTAGGGTTGAAAATGTGTCAGCAGTGGCATGTTTCTATTTTACGCGAGAACGGGTTGGAGGTGTCGTACTTTTATCTTACGGTGTTGCTGGCATGTCCCAGCGCAGGACTTCTGCGTCTTGTAGTGGGAGTAACTCTCCTGCGCCTGCTCCGTGATAGCTCGGGTCGGAGCCCGCGCCCTGCATAGCCGTGCGGATACTGTCGAGGGCGTCCCAGAGCTGTTGAATGAAGACCAACGCCTCGTACACCACGGAAGGGACTTCGGTAGGCTCGGTTTCTAACTCTTTGCGGAACAAGGAGAGGTTGCCTGCCCAAGGGTCAGACGGGGCTCCTTGTAGTGCGCCAGAGCCTGCGTGGGTGGTCAGGGCGAGTGGTGAGCCTGCGTCGATCACGCGACCTGTCATAGTAATATCTCGCGCCTCGAATAAGAGCGCTTTGTATTGCGGTGTCTTCGCGGCGAGGCGTTTCATCTTGGTTAGCTCATCCGCATCCATACCGATACGGCATAAGTCCCCGTAGAGCTTCCACGCCGCTTCGAAAGTAAGCCACGAAAACGAGTCTTGTATCTGTCGGCAGGTGACACCCCAGACAGCCTCTGCTGTTAACCTGTGGTGGCGAGCTAGGCGGAATAAGCGCACAGCTTCCGAGGCGCCTGACAAGGACTGATCAATCGGGTCGGTCAGTGTGTATTTATCGTCTAAGTCTTCGGTTTCGAACCACGTGGCGTCAGGCACCGGTAATTGTAAGCCCATGGCGTCAATAACCGTAGTGTCAGGGGCTGTCCACGCGACCTCTGCGTTTTTGAGTCCTACGCCTTTCATCGCTTTGATAGCCGAGCACATCACGAGCTTGGTGGTGCGTAAACGATGGAGCGCGTCATCAAGGCGCGCCAGTCGGGAATATTCAGCAGATTCGGTGACTGTTGCTATTTTCATATCTTAATCCGTGCAGGCTCCTGTTTCCGCAACTTCTGCGGGGTCGTATAATTGGAAGACGCCGTCCGCGTCACGATAAGCAGTACCGATCTCCCCGTCGCCTGAGACCATGGCGCCGTTCCTGCGAGGCTGTTTAGGCTCCGCACCGGAAAGTAGCGGTGTATCGGTGTTACCTAACAAGAAGACGTCGTACGTATAACTCGCAGGAGTGGTACTGGTGCCCGCGGTTCCGCTTATTTCTACGAGCTCGACCGCGAACATGGTGTGGTTAAGTACGCCCGCGGGTGGTCCTACGAAGAGAATGTCCTTGCCTGCCCCTATGTACAGGGTGTCTTGTGCAACCAAGCAACTCGACTTGTCCAGCTCCTCGACATACGGCAACCGGCCTAAGGTGTCGGTTGTAGTGACGTATGAGTGTGGATTGGTTCCGTCCATGCCCCAGTTCCGGCCTTTACCTAACGCTTCGTCTGCGAGGGGAGCGTCTTCGCCTGCGTAACAGAACCAGTAACTGCTTACCCAGTGCTCTTCGCGCTCTGTCAGTAAATCCACGAAATCAGGGTCGTCATGGTGTATCTGCGGTACGAGCAGGCTACCGTACGGTACTTGTTCCTCTGCGTCATAAGCATCAAAAGCGGTGGTGGTCGTAATCGGTACGGCTTCGTTGCTGAATTCGTCCATCAGCCCTGTCGCATCGTACGTACGCAGGTTCTGGAGCGGAGGTCGACCGAATAAGGCGTTCTTTGTTCCGTACAACCCGAGCGTGGTCTGGTGGGTTGTAGACGCGTCTAACGGGTTGCCGTCAGGATCCACGTCAGGGTACAACGGCACGTCGGTTCGCGTGGCGTACCTGCGCTCCATACCCAGCACCAAGACATCGTCAGGTACTATTTTGTGGTACGACCCGCCGGTGTGCTCGTGCCCGGCACCCCGCAACAACGTGGGCGACGGTACGTGTTGCAGGTCGGTGAATTGGTACGCGACGTCCGCCATGAGCGCGGCGCGTAGTGCCGGAGGTATGAGCTGTCGTGGGGTCGCACCTTCGCCCCCTGCGGTTCCTCCCTCTTCAAACACCTCGACCAACTTCTCGAGCACCAGCCGTTCGTGTCCCCGATAAGGGTCGGCATCGTAATCGTAATCGACTTCAGGGTCGCCCGAAGTGAGGACGAAGTCGCCTGCGGTTATCGTACCGAGCTTGGCTAGTACCTCTTCTATCGACGGGAGTTCGCCCTCACATAAAATCTTATCCGCCGTAAGCTCGGGCGCGCCGTGGAGACGTAGTGTGGTCTCTACCAAGGCACGATAATAGGCACCACGATCAGAGAGGCGGATGTGTGATAACGCGTACGCCTCGGTGTGGAACGAACAACCGAACACCTTACGCAGTTCGGTCTGTCTGTCGACCTCTGTCTGCCAGTCTTCGTCGGTCGTGAGCAGTTCTACCAGCTCCGCACCTTCGAGGGAGTCTATCGAGGCGGTGGCTTCCTCTTCTTCGCTCTCCGCTATCTGCGTTGCGCGTATTTTGTCGTAAATAGGACGGGCGTCGACATAGATACCGCGGTCGTTGATCAAGCGCGATACCGCGTCGCCCATCCGCACTTCGAGCCCTGCAAGTTGGGTATGGTTGGCTTTCGTATCGGAGGCACCTAGCAGTGTGTATACGCCTCCTCCTATCTCAGCCATATCAGGCGCGAGTACCATCTTACCGAAACCGCCGGTTACTCCTAAGGTAGGCTCCGGAGCGGGTTCTTCGCCTTCTGCGACACAGACGTCTTTTACGTACCCGCCCTCTCGCGCCTCTAACGTGACGACAGGTTCTTCCCCTTCTTCCAGCTCTTCGCCTTCTTCCAGCTCCTCAGTTATTTCTGCGAACCCTGACTGGTATGCGTAGTGGGACGACCAGCCTTGGGGCTGTGCCAAAAGGCCTGCGAAGTCTGCCGGGGTACTCCCACGAGCGGACACGAGGTGTAGATTACGTGCTGAAATCACCCCAGTATTGATAGCGTGCAGGCCAAACGAGCCAAACTCGTAGTCTGCGCGCCCTTCGAGTGCAGAAGTGTGCAGGGCGTTACCGGCGCCAAAGGTGGTGACCGTGAGCGGTCCGTCAGTCAGTTGTGTTCGCTCCCGTTCGGGCGTCCCATCCTGCATTAGCGAGCTCATCCCACGCCCGACCGTCAGGTCACGTGCTGTGTTTATGTGACTGTCGAGCAGTTGGTCGCCTCTCCGCGCGGTCAGATGCCCCATGTTGTTGTCCCAGCGCCCCATAATCACAGGATACTGCGGGTCTCCGTTCTCAAACGATACGTAAACGCTATCACCCACGCGAAAACAGTCCATGACCGCAGTACCGTTGTCACCCCGCTCTGCCCACGGTAGCCACTGCCAGCGCTGTACTCTTGCCGTTGCCTCCTCCTGTTCTTCCTCTTCCGCGCCTTCCTCTTCTAAGACGCTTTCGTACAAGGACGGCATAGCCGTAGGGTAGATGCCCTGTGAGAAGGTGTCGATTCCGCCCATATCCGAGCGTAGTGCGCCTGTGCGGGTGCCTGTGGCGTGCACTTGGTACACGAACACGCGCGCCCGACCGCGCCTCTGCGGGTCGATGACGTCTGCGACAATGCCTCGATATAGTCGGTTTAGTTCCATTTACGCGAAGGGGTTAAGGAGGTCTAGGAGCCCTGACAGGCCTTTGAAGAATGAGAGCACGGTCTCAAGCATTATACGATAAGGGTCGACTAAATCGCGCTCTAACTGTGCGAGTGCGATAGATTCGAAGTAATCATTGCCCCCGTGGCGGTGTAGCTCGAATTCAGTTGACCAGCCACTGCCATCAACCGCATGCTTCACGCGAATCACCATGTAAATACCTGACAACGGGTGTTTACGCTCGGTTCGATGATCAGCGTACACCACTTCCAGCAGGTCTCCGTTCGTGATGTCGTGCGTCCCTTTAACACGGAGCGTAGCTTGTTGGTTCACCGAACGCGCGACGTTGTGGTGCAGGCTCGAGCGGTGGAACGTAGTTAACGCAGATCGCCCGGGCACCGGAAGTGATACATGTGTTTCGCTGTTCGAAGGCGTCACGTCCGCCACTGCGGTTACGTCAGGCACGGTTGCGGGTGTCCCCGTCCCTGTCTCGACATGTGCGTGTGTGGTATCGTTTTCTTGTACGCCTGTGGCCGGTTCCGCGGCGTGAGTGATAGGCGTACCGTTCTCACTATCTACCCCGTGAAAATAAGCACTGAAGCCTCCTGCGGTGGCCTGCATGTACGTATTATCGGTGGGTGAGAATTCATATACATCACCCATGGAGTCCCTGTGCACGATATAACTGCGCTTAACTGCGTGATCCTCCGGAGCGTCTGCATCGGTCTCACCGGTTACGAACGGTTGGGGTGCGCCTTTCGGTACGAACCGCCAACGCCCGCTATCTACTGCGCTGTAGAACATCATAGGCGTGGAATCAGGCGTCATAGACATAGGCACCAGCGTACGGATAACCCAGTCATACGCGGTTTGGCCGACAGGTATGTTAAGGTTTTCAATATCGTCAGGAAAGGGGGCGGTTGCGACCGCGTCTAAGTCCCAGCCCCAGTATTCTGCGAGGCGCTGTAGTACGTGCGTGGGCGTCCACTCTGCGGGCGTGAGCCCAATCGGAGTAAAATCCACGGACGGTACAGGCGCGTGCGGGTCGTCTGAGTCCTGCTCTCCATCGGCTGATGCGTCTGCGTCGTCGACAGGCGCCTCGGCCTGTGTTTGTGCCTGTTCATCGGATAGTCTGTAAAACTGACGCGGACCGGCTGTAACCATGTCCGCACCTTTGCCGTCGCCCCCACTGGCTCCTGCATATACAAAGTCTATCGCGATAGATACGCCTTCCACTGCGTACTGTGGCTCTATCTTGGTCAACATGCCCTTATACGTAGGAGGCGGTTTTTGCTCTTCATTGTTCGTGTGCCAGCCGAACGATACTTCCACGCGCTTGCGTCCGTGGGGTACGAGCGCAAGGTTATCGTGTAGCTTCCTATCCACGTCAAACAGCTCGAGCGATCCTAGCCACGCACCTACACCCGGCTGTTCGATCGACAACGACTGTAGTACGTCATTAGACTGTACAGGCAAGTCCACGACCTCGAACGAGTCGAACGCGCTCATTGCTATCCGGACGTAAAACCCCGCATAAGAGTCGCGTTGTTCTTTGGGTGTTCGTGTTCCTAGGAGCTCCATTATGCTAATCTCGCACTGGTTACAGGGATAGCTTGTCCGTCGTCTAGGTCTTCGGGGTCTATCACACCGTTGACGCCCGCGATAGCCCACCACAGGCGCTCATCGCCGTGCGCGGCGCGGGATGCTGTGTCTAACGCTCCGACGTCGGTTCGCTCCAGCAGGAACATGCGCGTGCTGTCGGACTCCAGCACGAAACTTGGGTAGGTGTACGGTTGCAGTACCGTACGCCCGCGAAACGTATAAGTGGCGCGTAGTGGCTGGTACCTTATGTGGTACCGAGAGACAGAGGTGTAAGTTGCCATTAGAAGCTCAAGAAGGAGTTTAAGTTATTCTGCGAGCCTGACGCGCTTGCCCTGCGCACCACCGTAAACTCTAGGTTGAGGTCTGCGTGGTGCGGGAGAAGGGTGCCGGGCTCGTGCACTTCGCCCCACGTTACCTGTACAGACTCCAGCACGCAACGTGCCACTGCGAGTGTGCCTATCGTAATAATCATAGGCGGTGGCGGGAAGTCGAAGCCGTTCTCACCTCTGACAGGCTCACAGCACGCCTGTAGGGTTCTGATAGCTCGCACCATGTCGCGCGCCTGCGCTTCATCATTTGCGGCCATAGACGCGGTCAACGGGTACCTGCGGTTCTGTGTCCCTGTGTACGACATGTAATCCTCTGCGCGTCCAATGACTGAGCTCGAAGCGTACGTCGCGTTAATGTTCTCTACCAGCGCTTCTGTGCGTAGTCCCGTCAGGTTGATAGGCTCAAAGCCTGCGGGCGCGGGAAAGCCGTCATCGACCTCTATCAGACAACGTACGCTGTTATTCTCTCCTGTAGGATGGGCAAATATATCGTCGCTCATGTTTAATGCCCTCCGTCATATTTGTTACGCACGTCCGAAGCAATCGGGCGCGCTTTGTTGGTGTTCGTCTGCGTAGTGCGAGCAGACGTCCCTGAGGGGCGTGATTGTTGCAGTCCGATGAGGGTGCTCAAGAGCTCGTGCGTGCGCTTATCCGAAGAGTCGACGCGTCCGCGTACAGTAAGCGCGGTTGTGTTCTCGATCTGCTGGCGCGACAGTATGTCACTTGTGACTGCACCGAACCCTTCGGCTCCTAGCGCCTCCATATCCGTAGGTAACTGCAGAGCCGAGGCGCCTGACGTTGCGCCTAGTTGTGTGTACTTACCTTGAACGATCAACGCACGGTCTAGTAGGTTGCCGATCTGCTCATAACGTGTGACCGCTTCTGCGTATTCTATACCCTTGCCCACGTTTGATAAGGCTTTGACCACTGTGCTTGACATCCGCGCGTACGCGAGCGCCGAAGTTATAGAACCCTCAGCGTCTCCGCCTTTGCTGGTTAGCTGTGACAGCTTCGTATTCGTACGCACGGCACCGTATAAGAAATCGGCAATAGCCTCGGAACCTTCTGTAGCGGAGGCTAGCGACGTCTTCTGGTCGTCCGTCAGCGCGTAGGCCTCTGCCAACTTAAGGGCACCGTCGATAGGGTTGCTCGACCCTCCGAACAGTTTGCTTACCAGTCCGCCTATGGCTCCGAACACGTCGGCCATCGCTCCGATAGCCTTCGAGGCGCCTGCCCACATACTCCCGCCTGCTTTGGCGGACTCTGCACCTGCGACGGCTAGCATGAACGCGGATAGCGCCATGGCGTTCACGGCGGCGGTCTTAAGAACAGACAGATCGACCTTGGCGGAGGAAAAAGCCTTCGCCTTGTCCATCGTAGCCTTAATACCGTCCTCGGTTAGGTTGATACCGGCAAACGCCATGATAGCGTTGCCGACCGCGGATAGCGTAGTCGTAATACCAGCAAACAGTCCTACCATTCCCGACCCTGTCTTAACCGCGTCATGCGCCGCAAGTGCCGTCATAAACAGGGTGAGTGATATAGCATTCTTGCTAGCTGTGTCTAAGGTCTCAGCGTTGACCGATTCGTCCGCGAACACCTCCGCGGTCTTCATTGTGCCCTTTATGCTAGCACGGGTAAGTGCCACAGTAGCGAACGATGTAATAGCGCTCGCGATTGTTAACGGGGCGGACAACAGCGAAGCCATGGTTCCCGCGAAGTTACCGCTTACAATTAGCGCCATTCCCGCGGACGCTTCCCATGCGAACGCGCCTAACGCAAGTACGTTAATAGCGGCCTTTTTCAGTACGTTGGGAGCCACTGCAGATGCGAATACGAATGCCTTGCCCATGGTTGTAGTTACGGCTTTACGTGTGCTAGCCACCGGATCCGAGTCGGCCATTCCTGCTAACAGCTCTTCGAGTTGTACAAAACCGCTGGCGCTGGCGCTTACGAGAGCATTCGCCCCTATACCTGCGAGAGCAACCGCGGATCCGACTGCGAATATTCCGATGGCGAAGGCTCCCGCCGCCGCTTTCAACATCATCGTAGCATTCACGCCCTGAAATGCCTCGGCCTTCTCGGTTACGGCGTCGACCATCCCTTTAGTTACGGACGAAGAACCTCCGCTCATATCCATGATCAACTCCCCCAGCATGTGTAGTCCCGACCCTGCTGTTGCCAACAGAGAACCGATACCGCTGGCCATGCCGAACACACCGAACGCGAGCATAAACAGGGCGAGACTTCCGACACCTGCGGACGCCTTCATAACCATACCCGCGTCGATGCCTGCCATAGTCGAGGCTAGTGCTGTAACGCCTTTAACCATGCCCTGCATTTGCGATATGCCTGTGTCTGCGAGCGACTTCCCAAACTCTGCAATCTTGTCGAAGTACCCGCGTTCTCGGAAATGATCAAGCGCTGTGATAGCTAGGATGGCGTACGGAGTGGCGACTGCCATGGCAACCAAGCCTGCGGAGCCTGCGAGGGCTGTGACGCCTGCGACTGCAACCGCACCTAAGACGACTGCGAGGCTGGCGATACCTTTCGCCGCCTGTAGTGCGGTAGGTATGTCGATCATGCTCAACGCGCCTGTTATCTTATTGCTGAACGCAACCAAGTCTATGAGCGTGTCACCGCGTGTTACTAGATATACTCCGAGAGCTATCAGACCTCCGATGACAAGCGTCGCGACACCTAAACCTGCGAGGGTTGCGGGGTTGCCGAGCGCTGTGAGTCCGGACGCGAGCCCGCGGAGTGCCCCACCTGAGGCGACGCCCGCACCGCTGACCGACGCGTTCTTTTTGCCGAGGCTCACCATACTCGTGAGCATACCCATGGCCTTCTTACCGCCACCGGTCGCCATCTTGAGCAGGCCTGCGTGCCCGAATAGTGCGGTTTTGCCTATGGACAACAGGCCTAAAGCGGCGATAGCAGTAGTGCTGTTCATTTCTTTCATCGTGTCAACACCCTCGCCCAGACTTACGCCGAAGATACTCACGCCCGCTAGGCTGTTGGTTATATTGCGCTGAAGTTTCTCGCCCCATGTCACCTGATTCTCCACCGTGTCTGTGAGCACGCCCATCGCGTCCGCAGACGACACCACCATGCTGTTCAGGCTCGCGCTAGACTTCAGAACCCCGTCTGAGTGTTTGATCATCTTGGCCATACTCTCGGCGCTCATGCCGATAGCCTCGCCCATCTTCTGT